GTAATTGAAATGGGCCAACACAATGCTATTGAAAGTTGGTTAGCACAATTACTAGAGAACGCACACCTTAACACACCTGGCCAAAGAACAGAACATGAAATAGATACAGTGGTTGTGAAAGATTATATATCAGGCTTTGAGGAAGAAGATGGCATCAGTGAAAGTGTTACGTTGGTCCGCGGTACCAAGGACATGCCTATGCCTAAGTTTATAGACAGTTGGATGTATGCTTGGATGATCAATAATTTTCACAACTACGGTTGGACACAAATATTAAGTAGGTTCCTACGCAAGTACAAAGACATGAGTTACTTTGAGTTTTACAATAGACTGTGGGTGATTATACAAGAAGACGATGGCTATGTAAAGCAGTTGTTCGACACAGCAAAAGCACAACTAACTGAATACTTAGAAACAGGAATAGCAGATGGCTTTAGCGGACATACACTTATGTGGTCAGCACAAAGCGACTTCCACAAGGAACCATTAAAGATATTTGAGTTCATTGACAAACACTACAGCAGAGAATGGTTAGACTTACCAGAGAAGTATTATCCGCAACTTATGAAACTACAAACATTCTATGTGACACACCTTAATGTGAGTTACCCAACTCAAATGAACTTTGGTTATAACTTTATGGAATACATCAATGACGAAGAAGCAGAGTTAGTCAAAGACAAAACAGAATACACACTTGATCTAATCATGCCCTGTGATAGCGAAGAAGAATACATGGACAGAATGTATTACAAAAGAAGACAAGGTTGGGGCAAAGTTTTAATTTCGACTTAAAATACCATAAAACTTAACTGATGTGTTAATGATAGATAAATACTCTTTGGAAGATCATTGGTCTCTTCCACAACGGGACGGTTGATTGATTGTCGGTTGTAGCGGTAAGTATCCGCTGTAGGTCTCAATGCGAAGATACAACATACGAAATCACAAAAGTTAAGGAACTTTAACCCCCGAGCAGAGTTCGTAAGAATCTGTGAATGACTAGTGCTAATTGTAATTAGACTAGGAGAATATAATGACAACAGATACAATTAAAAGTTTTGTTTCTGAAACCTTTACAGATTTACCCAAATTTTTGGCAGACTTCAAAGAGAAGTATTGTCCAGACGGACAGACGTGCAATGATATTTTCACGTTTGGTGGCTTAGCCTTTATGGTCTGGTTTATGTACCTCGCAATGGAACCTATCTTAAGATTCTAAAGTAATATCACTCTTGCCCAGAGCAAAGGTTATATCAGATACAATTATAAAGCCTCACTTTAGTGGGGCTTTTCTTATATAAGCAGAATGCCTATAATAAATCCTATGTTGAGTCCTATAGAGCAGACCAACAACATATCTTTCTTAAAAGAATACGGAACTAATTCAGTTACCATTTAAATTACTCCTACAGTAATATTCTTATTTATCGATACGATAAATACTAGCATAATTAGGTAGGAGTAATTATGAGCAATGAAAACAAACTTATTAGTGATAATCTGGAAGAGATATCACAAGCCAAAGTAATGGCAAGACTGGCAGGGCGTAGTTACCTTGATCCAGATGATCCTGAAAGACAAAAGAAACGACCTCCTGGATTTGGTAAAAAGAATCCTGTATTTGTTTCTGTAGAAAATGCTCAAGCATGGGTTTATTTTGGAACAGGTAAAATAGTTGTAGCATGTAGAGGAACTGAGCCATCTCAGTTTGCAGATGTGTTAGCAGACTTAAAAACAATACCTGTAAGACATGATAGAAACGGCATGGTGCATTCAGGATTCTGGGAAGAGGCTAACAAAGTCTATCCAGGTATTCTTAAAGCAGTCAAAGACGGCAGAAAGAATAAAGAAAAAGTATATGTGTGTGGACACAGTTTAGGTGGAGCAATGGCAGTATTAGTAGCAGAGATGCTATGCCATGATAAAATACCTGTAGAGGAATTAAAAACGTTCGGTCAACCTAGAGTAGGAACTAGAAAGTTTAGAAGACACCTGGAAGGATGTAAGATTGGTTCTTATCACAGATATGTTAATAATAATGATATAGTACCAAGAGTACCACCTGCTTTATTTGGGTTTGTACATGGCGGTAAACTAATGTATATCAATAGTTTTGGTAATATTAGAAATTTAACTATATGGCAAAGGATCAAAGACGGCTGGAGAGGCTTTTGGGCCGCTTGTAAACAGTTTAAATTCTTTGATTTTGTAGCAGATCACGGTATGCCACATTATGTTCAGCATGTAGATAACCTAGATGAAGAGTCTCCACAGGGTAAGTAGATAAATACTATTACAAATAGGAGATCACAATGGATAAACTTAAAGATTGGATATTTGACAGAACACAAGAGAGAACCAGTTGGGACGGAGCAGTCCTAATAGGTGGAGGTATTGTAATGATATTAATACCAACAAGTTTAATAGGTTGGGGCATGATTGCATATGGTGCCTGGACTGTTTATAAAGAGGAATAATAATGAGTCACTATACATTAGCAACGCCATTAGATACATGGCAAAAGATTAGAGATGACATGGTTGCAAAAGGAGTAGATCCAGATGTAGCATTAGCGGCCGCTAAAGAATCACCAGCGGCAACTGGTAATACACCGGTTGATGAAACAGTATACAAATGTATTTTTTGTAGAGATGTTTCAGGAACTACAACACAATACTTTGAGCATATCGAGAATGAAACTTTACATAAAGCAACAGGATACGATGCAAGTACATTAGCAGATTCAGATCTAACTCGAGAAGAAATAGAAACATTAGACGCAACGTACTAATATGAAATACGACGAAGTAATAGAAGCCATTAAGGATAGTATCAAGTACAAGAAATTAATGGCAGACGCCGGAGGTGGCGGTGGTGCTGGAGCAGGTGGCGGAGCCGCTGGTGGCTCTGGTGGTGCAACTGCTGGTGGTAGTGCAACAAGTTCAAGTGGAGACGGTGGGTCTGCAGAAGGTGGTGGCTCTGATGCTACTCCATCCGCTGACTCCACTTCTTCAGAACCTACTACATCACGAGGCGGTTACTTTGCAGGTTACGGAGGCTACTGGGGTTCAAAAGGTTCATCAAAGAAAAAGAAAAAGAAAAAAGCAAAAGTAGGTACAGTCAAAGACGGTATCTATGAGGGCGATGTAATTGATGCACAAGATAAGTTTAAGCAAAAGCAAACAAAAAGCGATATATTTGCTATACATATATACACAACAGATGCATCTGGTAAATCAGATTGGATTAATCCATTTAGATTTAGAGATCAATATGAGGTAAGTAGAAACATAACGTCTCAGTTAAAAAACGGTGTTAAGCCTGAGCATATCAAAGTAGAATTTAATGGTAAGTTTATTAATATGCCTGAGTTTGGTATCACAGAAAACATTAATAACTTACAAGAGCAACCTAGTAAAGAAGCATTAGAAGATAAACTTTACAAGTTAGAAGGTGCTTTGGGTATGGCAAGAGATACAACCAAAACTATCAAGTATGTAGATACACATATTGAAATTATGTCTAAGTTGGCCGGCATAGCAGAAGATGTAGGTTTAGAGTTAGACAAATACGATGAAAGCAAAGTATCAGAATTAAAAAATGAATTAGAGTCTGCTATATATCAATTAGAAGAACCATTCGAAGACGCAATCCGCAACATTCAAAATCAAATAGACGAACTAGAATACGAGGAAGAATAGTGTTTACCTCTAAAGAGGAATTTTTTAAACATAATCCTGAACGCAGAGTTCTTAACAGAGTACAAGGTCAAATATTTACACCAGAAGAGTGTGATATAATTTATAATCAATTTCCCAAACATCCTTTTCATCAAGCAACTGTATTTAATATCTCTATGGAAGACAACAAAATTGTTGAGGTTGAGGAAAAATACAGACCAGATATGAGTAAAAGAACTGAAACCAGAGTTGACCTTGCTGATTCCCATTCAAATCCTTACTTTGGTAATAATGTTATTATTGCTAGAGACTTTTTAAAAAGTAAGTTGGATCATTGGGTATGTGGTAACTTTGATCAATGGGCAAAAGTTATTAGATATCAAACAGGTGACTTTTTGAAAAACCACATTGATTCCGGTGATACTGAAATACTTAAAAAACGTGAATGGACATTGATTATTCAATTATCAGATGAAAACGAATATACTGGCGGAGATGTTGTTATAGGTGACTGGATTTTGCCTAAACTAAAAGGCTTTGTGTGTTTATTTAATGGCGGTCATGTTCCACATGAGATCACCGAAGTAACTTCCGGCGAACGCAGATCATTTATTACTTGGTTAAGCAAAAAAGACTTGACTTTTCTATAAAAATTCCATATAATAGTACTTTACTGGAGTATTCGTATGGCCACACATGCAATGATAGATATAGAAACACTAGGCACTGAGCCTGATTGTGTTGTATTGTCTGTAGGTGCAGTAAAGTTTGATCCGTATAAACTAACAGACCCACATGCTAAAACACTATGGCGACCTAGTGCTGATGAGCAAATGACTGCTGATAGAAGTGTGCTTGAAAGTACATTGCAATGGTGGGCAGGACAACCACAACATATTCAAGACGAAGCATTCACAGAGGAAGGTAGGGTACCACTTGAAGTGTTTTTTAAAGATCTCAATAAATATTTAGTGGGTGTTGATAAAATATGGTGTCAAGGTCCTCAGTTCGATATGGTAATATTAGAGAATTTATACAAGCAGTTTGGTCATCACATGAATTGGGCCTTCTGGCAAGTAATGGATTGCAGAACAATATTTAATATGATGCCTGTTGATCCTCGTAAAGCCATACAACAAAATTTACATAGTGCAGACGAAGACGCATACTACCAAGCAGTATGTGTACAAGGTGTTTATCAACACTGGTCTATTGAGGGAAGATGATATTCTTACTTGCTAAGAAAGATTATCCTAAACCAAAATTCTTAACATGCATGTACAAGAATGACAATGTTTGCCTTTATCTAGATAGTCATTGGAAAACAACTGACACAGGTTTTTATAAAGGGCATGAGCATGAATATGTAAAAATTGATATTGCTGATAACACTATAGATATATCTATGCCTTTTTATCATCAAAGTAAAACATATTTTAATAATAACACAGGATTATTATTAACTAATAATCATTGCTTCTACAATAATAACTCACCTTGCAGTATAGATCATTTTAAATACGACGGTGAATCTCATTTCACTGAATCAATTATTCCTGATTTTAAATTTAAAGATGTAACATTTGAATCAGCCGCAAATATAATAGAGGAAAAAATAGCAGAAAGAATATCATCTGCTTGTTCTAAATATAATAAATCTTTATTGTTTTTTAGTGGAGGGTTAGATACAGCAGTAGTCCTAGCAATTATCAAAAAATATAAATTTCCTATACCTATAAATTATTCTACAAGTGGATTAGAAATACCTGACCTTGTTAAAATACACACAAAAAATTATAGAACACCATTGTATAATGAGTACTTAAACAAATATATTGCCTATAAAGAATGTTTAGTTGGTGAACCTTTTACAGCAATGCTAACAGGATTTGCAGGAGGCATTGAAACATTGAGGTTTCCGCACCATGCTAGTTCTATAATGAATTGCTTTGGTTTAGACTATCATGAAGAATTAAATAAACATTCTGGCTCCTACCTGTATAATTTTCATATCAGCGAAACTATACCTGACGACTTTCCTATATACGAAGGTACAGATTTAATTGAAGCAAAGAAATTTGTACTTAATCAAATATTACACAACAAAGAAATACTTTCTATAGACTATCACAATATAATATCACCATGGCGAGTGCCAGAAATACCACAATTAATGTTAGGTCTATCTGTTAATGACTTGACGCAACAAACATTTCATAGTACAATACACAAAGTTATTATAGAAAACACTTTTCCTGATATCATCAAAATGGTACCAGATCAAAAATATGAATCTATAAATAACTACAAAGCATTCCCGCCAAACAAAAGAAGGTGGGGAGATATTAACTAGGAGCAACAATGAATTTTATACCTTATGTAGTAGAGAAAGTAGCAGGCGGAGAGCGTAGTTACGATATCTACAGCAGACTTTTAAAAGAAAGAATTGTATTTTTAAACGGCGAAGTAAACGACCAAGTATCAAATAGCATTTGTGCTCAGTTACTATTCTTAGAAGCAGAAGACAGCAGTGAAGATATTAATTTTTATATCAACTCTCCAGGCGGAGTAGTTACAAGTGGTATGGCAATGTACGACACAATGCAATACATTAAATCAGATGTATCAACTATTGTGATGGGACAGGCATGTAGTATGGGCAGTTTACTTGCAACAGCAGGAGCACCTGGTAAAAGATATATGCTACCAAAAGCAAGACATATGATACATCAACCAAGTGGTGGTGCAAGAGGACAGCAAACAGACATCGAAATTGCGGCACAAGAAATACGCAGAATGCGAACAGAATTAACAGAGATTTATGTAAAGCATAATAGTAAAGGTAAAACGTTTGATGAAGTTAATAAGGATATTGAACGTGATAACTTTATGACTGCCACTGAGGCATTAGAGTATGGGTTGATAGACGAGATTGTTGACAAACGTCCATAATAAAACAGATAAATATCTGTATGGACCAATTAAAAGAATTTCAACCAAAAATCTATACACCTAAGAAAGTAAACAAAGAAGGCTACGACGAAGACGGTGTGCTCCATGACAAATGCGGAACACCAGAATGTTGCCAGTCTTGCGATACTGCTGAGGAGCAGGACAATGACAAAACCATCGATTGATCTAACATTCTTAAAATATAAAAATTCAATACAAGATCCTGACATATTTGACAACTTTTTATCACTAGGCTTTAGACAAGCAAACGAAAGTTTGGAAGATATATCATCTTGGCATACCGCTGGTGGCGTAATACTGCATGTAAAAACAGTTATAAATGAAAGCAGTGGTATATATGGATTAGGATTTTACAGTGATGAACCCGATGGGTTCCAAGAATTAGAAGATCCAAATGGTTTTTCATTAACAGTTGCCGGCGAACATGCAATGGAATCATATCTTAATGACTCCTTCGATAGAAAAAATGTTCGTCAAGTTACTCCAAGTGAACTAATTAATTTTTATGGTCTAGTGTATCATACAAATAATATGGAAGAAACTATAAACTTTTATATGTCTAATTGGGAATGGCAAATCCAGGAACAAGAGGAAAAATACACCCTTTTAACAAGTCCTAACAACAGAAGCATTATCAAGTTCGTAGAGGCAGATTATAATGCGTTACAGACGGCGTATGTAGGCGTAAGGGACATTAAACACCTTAGGTCACAACTGTCTTTTGAAGACTATAACATAGTCAATCCAGGTAGATCAAAGTTAAATAATTACAAATTACCTGCAGGATTTACAGAAAGTATTATTAATAATTACCAACTATCTATAGGAGGCCGGAATCAAAATTTTGCTATTGAGTTTTGTGTTAAGAATGCCTTACCAAACTTAGACATGATCTTTAGCCAACGTTTTGCATTTAATACATTGAGTCAAACTAACTATGACAAATTTTACGAAACAACTGAGTCAAGTTTACTCTGACGAAGAAAGCAATATTATCTTTGGTAAATTAGATGCTACACTTGAAGAGCGTACCGCTGGAATGATATCACTATGGGAGTCCTTTGAGTACAAGGCCCCCATAAATAGTAATGAACACAAACATTTATCAAGAGAGTTTTGTAAAAAAGAAAAGTTAAAGATATATAATGTAATGATTAGAGGAAGACAAATAGGTTTTAAGAACAAAAAAGATTACTACAAGTATCTACTAAAGGTAAAGAATGTTTAACGATTTTAGTAACTACGATGACGAAGCACTTCTTAACCATATTGATACGTTGTCTAAGAAGTTGCTAACTGCAAATCCAAACTATCCTGCATTTAGGCAATTAGAAGAATATATTAACGAAGCAAATTTTGAATATAGAGAACGTATGCAATTAGCAATGGCTAAAAAAGATATTGAAGAAGGTGTTGGTGTGTACGAAATAGGCGAAGGTGAAATGCAAGTGCAACCTGATCCTGTACCAGAAGAAGTTAAAGAAGAATTAAGACAAACAGCAATTACAAAATTATTAGCACAACATTATGTATATAACAACAAGAAATAATTACACCACAATAACAAAAGATATCTATATGATAAAAGTAATATCTAACGCAGAAGATACTATGTACTCTTTAGATATAATACCATACACAATCAATATAGAATTTACATCAATACCAGAAGAAGGGTTCAAAGAAAAAGAAGTTTCATTCTATCATTCACTAAACTTTCACAAAATGAACTTTATGCTAGAAGCAGTATTTGATAATGCAATAGTGTTTGATCCTAATGGTGCTAATTTTGTATTAAAGAATTGCATGGATGTTGATAATCCATTAGTATATGTGCCTAGCACAGGTGATGCATGTCTAAATGTAATTTTGCACTCTAAGTTTAATGCAATTACAGAACATTGTTACATAGGTAATGTAGAAATCATTGACTTAAGAACAAAAACCAGTTATACTTATACAGATGATGAATTAAATTATGAGTATTTGCCTGGTATTGATACAATGATAGATGGTATAAAGTTTAATGAAATAGCATGGTGGTTTAGAAATGATATATCCACATATGATGGTAGTGCAAAAGATCAGGAAGAGTATGACGACTTTATGGCAAACCATTTTGAAAATACACAGCATCATGTAACAGAGCCATTTGAAACTATAGCAAACAAAGTTAGAACAATACTTGATCCAGAATCCAGAGACACAGGCGAAATTATTAATTTAGACGAATACAAAAAGAAAGCATGGAAACCAAAGATAGTTTAGATAAATTTAGTAGAAGTCAAAACTGCGAAAACACTGGCATTGAGTTGCTATATAATAACAAAGTGTTGGATGGTATAGACTTTATATCTACCAATGACATAAACACTTTTAATAGTAATTGCAATGAACTAGGAATAGATGCATTGCAACTATTAGCCAACATGGGCATTGATGTAGATACATACCATAGCAGTATGCAATCTCAATGGATGATACCAGATCACTACAAAGACATAGACATTGATGAGTATGTGGTCCACGAACTACCACCTGAGCCTACCCAAGAACAAATAAATAGAGTAGTAGAAGAATTAGAACAATATAGGTCCAGGAACCTATATCCCATTCTAAGGGCGTTGATATATATTATTGATACCATGCGAAAGCATAAAATAGTCTGGGGTGTTGGTAGAGGCAGTAGTGTAGCAAGTTATGTATTATACTTACTTGGTGTACACAAGGTTGATAGCCTTAAATACAATTTAGATATTAAGGAATTTTTAAAAGATGAGTAAACATTTAACAAGTAAAGGCAAAGTCATAGACATGGAATCTATTATCGCTCAACAAGGCGATGCTCCTGCTATTGGCAATATGTCTGTGAACGGTAAAGGCGACCTCATTGGCCCTGGTGGTCAAATAATAAAGACTGCCGATCAAAGAGCAAGAGATCATTATAAAAATGCTGATGGTTCCGAATCAGGGCAAGTCAGCATTAAAAACGCACAACCATCATTTAGTGGCGTAAATGCAGAACCATCTGATTTATCACCAGAAGTAAAGACTGCCGCCACAGGCAAGTCAGAGGCTAAAGTACAGCCAGACCCAGTAGTTAAAAAAGAACCTGTAGAACCAATTAAGATGCAAGAAGAAAAAGATGTAGAAGAACTTACTAAAACACAGGTTGCAAAATCAAAAGCACAAGCACAAAGTAAAGAACCAATAGGGTATAAGGAGGTGGAATTGCCCAATGGAGATATAGAAATGGTGCCGTTATTTGAAGACGACTGGGAAGAAGATGACTAGATTAAAAGCAATAGGTGACAACCTTTTATGTATAAATGGCGACTTCGGAGAGAAGAAACTAGCCAGTGGTATTATTATACCAAACGATGACAGCAAGGAATCAGGTGTGAGAAGCAGATGGTTCCAGGTGTTTAGTGTAGGACCAACTATCAGAGAAAAGTTTGGAGACGAACTCAAGCCGGGTTACTGGGTAGTAGTTAAACACGGTAGATGGACACCTAATATACAATTACCAATTGATGAATATCGAGAGCAACTCTCAGAAACAATTGGTGTGATGCCTGAAGATGTAGACAAACATGTTTCTTCAGGAGCCAGATACAATGATAAATTTATGTTTTGGAAAGTAGACTATCATGACGGTGTACTTGGGTATTTCCCAGGAAGTGTACTGCCAACAGAATACTATGAAAGCCAGCAAGTCACATCTTCATTAAGAGATGATCAAAGAGTGTTTACTGCTAAACAGACTGCCAAACAAGAAATTTACACTGAATCTGGTGAAGTGTGAGCATAGATACACAATCATTAAAAGAGTCAGTAGGCGATACAGCAATAGCATTAGTTATTAACTTTCCGCTAAACATGTTGTTATTATATATTGCCAATAGAACATTCATACCTAATTTAGAAAGTGAAGGAGACATTATCTTTTGGACTTCTGTGTTCTTAACATTTTGGTTCACACTGGTTGCTATTACAAGAAAATATTTTGTAAGAGTTTGGTTTAAAAATAAAGAATTAAGAAAAGCACATGCCGTACATTGAAAAAACAGGTAACAAAGCAATAGCAGAACAACTATGGCAATGGGAAGGTGTTATGCATGATCCAAACATTGATGGATACAACGGTTGGGGTTGTAAGAAAAAGATCTATCAAGTATACTGGCAAGCCAAAAAAGCATTAGAGAATGCGCCTACTTATGTAGATGAAGATAAATTCTTACACGAACACAACAAAAAAGAAATAGAACAAAAACTTAAAAGAAAAAACAAATAATGGAAATTATTGTTAGCAATAAGGATTATCCTAATCCTTTCATTTTTATCAAAGCAAGAAGATGCGGTAGTAATAGCCTAGACCGTTGGCTAGATGATAATGTAGGCAAAGATAACTATGTTCTTATAGCAGGTGATAACTGGTGTAACAACTACAGTCTATTCAATATTGTCGAAGACGATATACTTGCAGGAACTAAAGTAACTTTTTGTCGTAATCCTTATTCAAGACTAATAGCAAGTTACCATGTAGACATTTGGCATATGGCACAAGATTTTCCAGCCAATCCAAGTGACCTTACACACCCTATTCAACCAGAACCAATGAATCCTGATGTTCCTGTTGACCCAGGAACATATAAGATTACAGAGGACAAAGATATTCATATAGAAAACTTTACTTTCTTTGTAGATACACTTATAGAATATCATCAAAGAGTAGACCCTACAAAGTCTGATTCCTATGTGTATACACCTAACAGGTACTGGTGGCAGAATACAAGTGTTACATTGCCCTTGTTTCACACAGTATTAGATAATGATAAACACAATATACAATTCTTTGATCATATAATCAAGCAAGAAGAAATAGCAACAACTTTTCCAGCAATAAGTAATAAAATATTAGGCAAGGAAGTGCCGTTAAACAAGGTAAACACATTTAGTTACAGGCACCCATATTCAAAGTCAGACATCAGTTATGTGTTAGATCATAACAATAACAGAGAAAAGATTGCAGACTGTTGGAGCAATGACTTTGAATGTTTTGGATATGAAAAATAATGGAAATTTTAATTGGTAAAAAACAAGCACATCCGTTTGTGTTTGTTAAAGGTAGACGTTGCGGATCAAACTCATTAAACTTATGGCTTCAAACATACATAGGTAGAGAAAACTATCTGGACTTGTCAGGCGACAATTGGTCTATAAACTATGATTTGTTTGACGTAGTAGAAAATGATATACTAGATGCACCTAAAGTAACATTTTGTCGTAACCCATACACAAGAGTAGTAGCAGGATATCTAGCAGACATTTGGCATTATGCTCCTGCATTTCCTGTAAATGTAAGTGATCCGGATCACCCTAATCAGCCGCCACCTAATGCAGATCATTCTACTCAAATAGATATGTCTATGTATAAAATGACTGACGATATGGACAAGCACATAGACGCATTTACATTTTTCTTAGATGAAATGTGTGATTACTTAGGAGGTAACCAGGCAAAACATTGGTGGCAAGTTACATTGGTCAACGAACCTTTGATCCACACAGTCTTAGACAATGACCCGTCTAACATAGAATTCTTTGATTTTGTTTTAAAACAAGAAGAACTTGTAGAACGTTGGCCAGAGGTATCAAAATTAATTATAGGCAAGGAAACACAAATATATAGAGCAAATAATTTTCATGCTAGACATCCAAGTGACAATAGAACAACAGCAGATTTTATGCAATTACTAGATCATAATAACAATAGAGAAAAAATTGCAGAATATTGGAAACAAGACTTTGAATGCTTTGGATACGAAAAATAGTTGACTTCTCTCCACAAATAGTTTATAATACACAAAAGGAATGCATATGAAACAAGGTAACTTATTTGACGAACTGTACGATGCACAGGAAACTGATGACTATACAGATGACTCTAATCATGCAAATGCAAACGGATTATATCCTATAGCAAGTAAAGATGTGATTAAGCAAGAGTTAGTTACATATTATAGAGTTGAAGGTGCTGTTAAGAAAGTAACAAAGTCACGCAACTTTCTTTTAAATGATCATAACGACACAACAACTATTGAGGTTTTTAAATGAAAGAATTATGGGTAGAGAAATATAGACCTAACACCGTAGACGGCTATGTGTTTAGAGATGTTAATCAACGTAAGCAAATAGAAGGCTGGATTAGTGACGGAGCATTGCCTCACTTACTGTTTAGCGGAGCACCTGGTACAGGTAAAACAACATTAGCAAAACTATTGCTACACAGTTTAAAAGTAGATCAATTTGATGTACTTGAAATTAATGCTAGTAACGAAAACGGCATTGATGTTATTAGAGATAGAATCACAAACTTTGTGAGTACTATGCCGTTTGGTGAGTTTAAGTATGTATTGCTAGATGAAGCAGATTACATTACTCCCAATGGGCAGGCGGCGTTACGTGGTATGATGGAAATGTATCACACAACTGCTAGGTTCATACTAACATGTAACTACCCACAAAGAATTATCCCGGCCCTTCATAGTAGGTCCCAAGGTTTCCATATTGAGAAACTAGACGTAAATGAATTTACGGCCAGGATAGCAACTATCTGTGTAGAGGAGGACGTACAGATAGATTTAGAAACTCTCGACACTTATGTACAAGCAAGTTATCCAGATCTTCGTAAGAGCATCAACTTGGTACAGCAAAATGTGGTAGACGGAGTTTTACAAAGTCCTCAGGACGGCGATGCCGCACAAAGCGACTGGATGCTGTCCATGGTAGACTTGTTTAAAGCAGGCAAGTACAAAGAAGCAAGAACACTTATTTGTGATCAGGCAAGACCAGAAGAGTATGAAGATGTGTTTAAGTTTTTGTATAGGAACTTAGAACTTTGGGGTACTGATCCATTGAAGCAAGATCAAAGTATTGTTATCATTAGAGATGGTATGGTTAAAAGTGTATCATGTGCTGACCCAGAGATTAACCTTAGTGCAACATTAGTCGAATTAGAAATGAATGCGATGAGTTAATAAATATTAGCATGAAAAACAAAGCCGTTGTTATATCTGAATCTAACAAACAAAAACCAAGAATATCTAAAGAAATAATTCGTTCTACATTCCCAGCAAATTACAGATCGTTGGGTGCCCATGTTATTAAACATGAGTTTGAAAAGTTAGGTGTAGAGGCAACTGTTATAGATTATTGTTTTCATTTTGATAAAGAAGATTTAATCAAAGGTATAATAAATTATTTTCGTAACTCAGAAGTACAGTTTATATGTATAAGTGCTACACTATCTATGGGTTTAGAAAAAGAGTATATTCAACTTGCTCGACAAATTAAAAGCAAACTACCTAATGCAAAAATATTATATGGAGGCAATAGAAGAGTACAACGCAATGACATGGACTATATGAAATACTGTGATGGTGTTTTCTTAGGTAGATGTACTGAAATGCTAACAGATTTTGTTGCTGGAAAAGACATGTCAAGGTTTGTACAAAATCCAGAGTTTACAAACATTTTTGCTAACCATAATTATAATTATGATATAGAGAAACCCATAACATATGGTTTATTCAAAGAAGACGACTTCTTAGAATCCACTGATGTGATAGGATTTGAAGTTGCACTAGGCTGTAAATTTAATTGTAGTTTTTGCAATTATCCTTTACGAGCATCTAAGACTCTTTATATGAATTGCGAAGAGCAACTTTATTACACAATGCAACATGCATACGATACATACGGAATTACACATTTCTATGCCGCAGATGATACACTTAATGAATCAGATGAAAAACTAGAGTTACTTGCTAAAGTTGTTAATAGATTAAGTTTTAAACCTAGAATAACATCTTTTGCTAGACTTGATGTTATGGCAAAAAGACCTCACCAGATAGATTTGTATAAAGAAATTGGAATGAATGGTGCTAACTTTGGTATAGAAAGTTTTGGTAATACCGCAATAAAAGCCACAAGAAAGAAAAGCACAATAGAAGATCTTGTGTATGTTTCTCAAAGGTTAAGAAAAGAAATAGATGACTTTTGGATTAGTTCAGGTTTTATATTTGGATTAGCAAACGACAGTTACGCAGAGTTTGAAAAAAATTTAAGATACTGTGAAGACAATTTACTTGTTGATAATGCTGGTACAATAACATTAATAATTGAGCCTAAAAAGAATCATCCTGGCTACAAGGACTTTGGTGGAGAATGGTTAGCATGGGACGAAGGTGCCTTTGCTGATATAGATATATACCCAGAAAGATTTGGTTACACCATAGACGAAAATACATTAGAATGGTCAAACGAATACACTAACAAATCAGAAGCAAAAGAACGCACTGACATATTCTCAAAAGCAATACAAAAAAGAAATGTTATAACAAATCACATTGAAGCATTTACTTGGCAAAGTGTTATGTCACAAGGCATAGCCTCATCAAGAAACGACTGGTATGAGCAAAAAGAAACTCTGTCAGGATTAGGTCTAGTTCAAAAAGCAACTTTTATTACAGATCAAACAGTAAATAGATATGTAAATAAAAAATTAAATTGGTTACTTAATGAAGTATAGTATAGGAATAATAGGCAAAGGTTTTGTAGGAAGTGCTGTCAGCGATGGCTTTTCCAAAATAGAACAGTACGTGGTGGATCCTAAAATTTCAGAGGACAACACAATTGATAAACTTGTCAATGACTTTGATCCACCACTTACTTTCGTTTGTGTTCCAACGCCACCCAACGAAGATGGGAGTGTTAATGTAGACATTGTTACTAACGTTCTGCAGGAATTAAACGATTGTGAGTACAAAGGTATAGTTGTTGTTAAAAGCACAATTATACCTGACTACTTACATGTATTCAAAAAGAGTTATAAATTAAAAATAGTTTATAACCCAGAGTTTCTTACTGAAGCAAATGCATCACAAGACTTTGTGAATCCAAACATGCAAGTACTCGGAGGGAAATGGAAAGACTGCGACACAGTTGAAAAAGCCTACAATAGGTATAGCAACGTGAGAGTGGTTCCGACATTCAAAGTAGACCTGAGTACTGCAAGTTTGATCAAGTACACTATTAATAGTTGGTTAGCAACTAAGGTTGTTTTCTTTAATGAACTGTACAACCTACAACAAGCAAGTAGTAGTATGGTAAGTTGGGACCAGTTTACAGATATGCTAACTAGAGATCCACGTATGGGCAACAGTCATATGAAAGTACCCGGTACTGATGGCGAGCATGGTTTTGGTGGCCATTGTTTTCCTAAGGATACAGAAGCATTGATTAATTATGCACAAGGTAAAAATATCAAACTATCTCTGTTAGAAAAAGCAGTTAGCAAAAATAAGAAGTTAAGATGATAGCAACAATAGAACCAATCGTAGAAACACTAGAAGCACTAGAAACTGATTTAGATCGTTATGAATACTTAATTGAATTAGGAGACGACTTAGCAGGTATAGGCGTAGAAGAAATGCTCAATGAAGAAAACTATGTTGCAGGTTGCCAAAGTGATGTGTGGTTAACACATATACTAGACGAAAACAATACATTGCAGTTCTATGCACACTCAGACAGTAAACTTGTTAAAGGTTTATTACATATTTTAGTAGAGGCATTCAGTGGTTACCAGCCAAATGATATGCTAAATTTTAACTCGTCTTCTGTACAAAAGATACCGTTAGGTGCTCAACTTAGTATGCAAAGACAAATTGGTATGATGAGCGTTTTTAATAAAATGAAATACATATCAAAACAATATACAGCATCAGCATGATTACAATACCCGATATAATAGGATTCACAGGTGTGGCATTACTAATAGTCACATACGCATTACTACAATTAGAACGCATAGACCCTAAAGGTTTTTGGTACAGTTTCAATAACTTAATTGTAGCAATACTTGTTACAGTTAGTTTGGTTTACACACCTAACCTAGCAAGTTTAGTAATAGAATTCTTTTGGTTTATTATTAGTGCCTTTGGAATTTATATGTATTTCAAAAGGAAGAACAGTTGAAAATAGCAATTACAGGACATAGCAAAGGCATAGGTAAAGCATGTTTTGATTTACTTAGTAAAGAGCATGATGTCGTTGGTATGAGTAGAAGTAATGGATTTGATATAAATGAAATTAAACCTATTATAATGACAGCCAACTCATGCGATGTGTTTATTAATAATGCATACTCAGGTACTAAGCAATCAGAATTATTTGATCAATTGTTTAACTTGTGGAGAACAGATGATACTAAAACTATTGTAAATATAAACAGCAGAAGCAAGTACGACGGTGTTAGAACATCACTCTACGGAGCAGACAAAAAGCATTTAGATCACATAGCACAATCAAATGTGTTTAGTGATATGAATAAAAGGGTCAGAGTAATTAATATAAATCCAGGCTATGTAGATACAGATATGGTGCCTCCACGTGCCAAGGACTATAATAAACTATCGCCTGAAACTGTAGCAGAAACAATTAAGTGGTGTTTAGATAAGCCACAAGAAATAGAAATCAATGAGTTATCAATATGGTCGACCTGGTTACAGTAGCAGAAGAAATGATGCGTTTCGAACCCGAATTTAAAGAAGGTGGGTTTGTCCACACACATATCAAGCAAAACAAAAGTGATCCTTTGGTTGCTATTAAAAGTGCAGTAGATAGAATGACCGACTTGTATGATTTAGAACATAGCCAAGTCGGCCAAGTAAGTGAAATTATCTTAAAAAAATTAGTTTAAATCATCATATACACCGAGTACTTCTGCTACAGCAGGATGTCTTTCAATATCCTTGCTAGTAAACTCGACTGTTCTAATAAATTCGTAATCTTTGTCTTGTAATCTCTCTAAGAAATCCTTTAATCCATTGTCACCAAAGCCTCTATCATGCTGACGTAAGTCACCAGTAATAACCATTTTACTGCCTACGCCTATTCTAGTTAAAAGCATTTTCATTTGTTCAATAGTTGCATTTTGCATCTCATCAGCAATAATAAAAGAGTTTTTAAATGTTCTACCTCTCATATACGCCAATGGCGCAATCTCAATAATATTTGCATCTATCATGTTTTCAATGTGACTGGTTGTAAAGTGTTCCTCAAAAATATCTATAATTGGCCTAGTCCATGGAGCCATCTTATCCTGTAATGTACCAGGTAAGAAGCCGTGTTGCTCATCGACACTGATCGCTGGCCTTGTAATAACTATTTTTGACACCATACCAGATGATAACGACTGAATGGCTTTCTTTGTAGCAATATACGTTTTACCCGTACCTGCTGGTCCTACAGCAAATGTAATAGACGTATTAGTATGCTCTAGCGATGCAAGTAAATTGTCTTGGGTTATGTTTCTAGGTACTACTGTACAATTAGCCGTCTTAGTGTTATATCTGTTATCAAGTTTCAATATTAAATCCTCCGTTTGTAATTGGCGTATGCTCGCCTTGAATTCTCGTTCTTTGCGTTTCTTTCTTGACATGGTATCTCCTTTTTGTGAAGCCATAAAAAAACCGTGCATGGATCCATGAACGGTTGGGTTCTGTATATGTTGTCTACAACTTTTTGAATGGTTGTTAATCATCATGTAATATTATTTAGTATTTAACGTCAATGTTAAAACAACTCATTTAATAACTTTGATAAATACTTGTATGTCAAAATATACTTCAGAAGATATCAATAATACCATAAAGGCTATTAACCAAGATAGAACACTTCTTGATATGCTACTAGAACTAGACGGACTCTTTGAGCACCTAGGTATTTATGCATTTAAGAACTGGAAAAAGGGTAAGATAGTTGAAGTAGGCCGTCCTAGTAAATACTGGATTGACCTAACACTAATGTACGACAAAGCAGAAATGCCAGATCCAGAAGGTGCATTGCGATTAACTAACAAAAAATGTCAAGTTAAGTTCAATGAAGATGTATTTGAATATCCTAAAAAGATTATGAGTCCAGACGATATAGAAGTTGAAATCACACGCAATAGGGTCTACAGAAAAACTAAAACAGAAAGCGATCCTGTATGGTTAGTTGAATTACGAGTGCCAAGAAAGTATTTAGAGCATTATGATGAAGCAGAAACTAAAATGAACGACGAAGTAATATCTACACAGGATGCCGAAGCAGGTGCAATGTTGCAACAAGGAGTTGATCCAACTGCACCAATGCCAGCAGAAATGCCAGCAGATCCACTAGGAGGCGGCGTATAATGAAACATCACGACCTTGTCGATCTAGTTATTCCTAAAATCAGTTTAGATGAATTTTCACCAAAGACAGGTGATAATAAAGATGTAATTGTAGTGGGGTTTTATGTAGACGATTTGGCTCCTGCTAAAGACTTATCAAACTTTGTAGAGTCAGGTGCATATGAAACATTAGATTGCGAGGCTTCCCCAGCCGCAAACGATGACGGACACTACATGGTGTTTGTAGAAATGAAAAGAGACAACCAAGTCTTTGAAAAAATAGATAAAATTTTACATGATGTAGAGAACTTGTCTGGTAAACTAGCATGGACTGTAAAGCCATACTATGCAGATGAAGACTTTAAACTACACGAAGATACATGGAAAAGTTTTGTAATAGTGGACCCAGATATGTATGTAGATAAAAAAACATTTCAACAAAATAAAGTTGAAGCACAAGAAAGCGAGTATAAAGAAAACTTAGGAAACTTTTTAATTGACAGTTTGATGTCAAACGTTAATTTAGATAAAGACACAGATAAAGATAGAATACAATTTCAAAGAGGCAAGAGAGTATTTGAATTTGAATTAGTCAACTTTGGTCAAAAAGATATATTAGAAGACATTTCGTCAGAACCTATTAGAAGTATGTTAAGTGATGACTTAGCATTTGCTGATGCAATTGGCAAATCATATGTAGTCAACAATTTTAGCGAAGGTAGATTTACACTTTCTAAAGAAGGTAGCGATGATGTTTTATTATTGAGGAAAATATGAGAGTAGAAATTTTAGAAGTATTAGAATCACATTTTGGTAAAGACAAAGGCATTACACAAGATAGTCATATGATGGACGACTTAGGTGGTGACGAATTTGATATAGTTGACGTGTTTGTTCAAATAGAATCCAAACTAGGTATTTCCATACCAGAAGAAGAAACATTTGATATTATGACTGTGTCTGCACTATGTGAAGTAGTAGAGAGACATGTTGGGTCAAATTAAACTAGTTTTCTTTTTTATGTTGTTATCAGGAGCCGCTGGAGGCTTGTGGTATGTGCAACATCTAAAAGCAGAAAACGAAATCCTTACACTTAACAATGAGAAACTAAATGGTGCTGTAGAACAACAGCAGGCACTCATACAGCAACAGTTAAGAGATATAGAGTCTAAGACCGCAATCAATAAAGTATTAAGTGAAAATAATGCTAAACTAACAGCAGACTTAAACTTAGCAAATGAAAAGTTTAACAAAGTAAATGCATCAGGTGAAAGAAGAGACGTAGGTAACTTGGCTCTAAGTAAACCTAGAAGCATAGAAAGAATAGAACGTAAAAGAGAATCACAAAGAGCAAGGTGTTTTGAAATAGCACAAGGCTCGCCACTAACGGAGGAGGAATTAAATGCAACCAAGAAGTCACAGATCAATGCTGAATGTACTAATATTGCCAATCCTAACTATACTCCTTATTAGTGGATGTAGTACAACTAAGTCATTAGAAATTTTTACTAAAGAAGTAGAGAGAATGCCTCTTAACTTAGAACTACCACCAGTAGAAACATTAGAGCAAGTAAATGTTATTATTGTAACAAGCAAGAACCAAGAAGAAGTGTTTGCTAAAATGAAAGAAGCAAATATTGATCCTGTGGTATTTGGTTACAGTGATGAAGATTGGGAACTTGTAACTAAAAACAATGTAAGAATGCGTAACCAAATTGTAAAACTTAGAGCAATTATAGAAGCATACAAAGAATATTACGAGCCTGAAGAGCAAGAAGGCAAGAGTAATATGTTTAAAGACTTTGGCACTGACAAAGAGTTTGCGCCAAAAACGTTTAATAAAGACGATTAATACTTGACATTCCTGTCATATCTCTGTATAATTAGACAATGGATCACTACCAAACATTGGGGGTAGGCCGCGATGCTGACGCCTCCACTATCAAAAAAGCATATCGCAAATTAGCAAGTAAGCATCATCCTGACAAAGGTGGTAATCCAGAGGAATTCAAAAGAGTACAAGAAGCATACGATACACTTAGTGACCCAAACAAACGTAATCAGTATGATAATCCTAATCCTTTTGAAGGTTTTGGACAAGGCTTTGGCGCAGGCACTCGTTTTGAAGAAATATTTAGAGATATATTTGGACAAAGAGGACAACAACGCAGAGAGCAAAATTTTGATGCACAAACTGATATACTATTATCATTAGAAGATGTATATAACGGTTCCACACAACGAATCAATGTAGGCACTGGTATGTTAGATTTAAAAATACCAAAAGGTGTACAAGAAGGTACACGGTTTACTGTACACGGCAAAGGTCCACAGCAAGACCCAAACCTGCCGCCAGGTGATTTATTTATAAGAGTAAGATATCGACCACATCCAGAATTTGCAAAAAACGGAAATGATCTTATTGGTATTATACAAATAGATTACCTTGATGCATTAACTGGTGCAACTATAGATGTTAGGCACATTAGCGGAAGAATGTTGGCAGTTCATATACCGCCACTTACTGAACCAAATAGCAGACTGAAACTTAGAGGGGAAGGATTTACAGATCCTCGCAGTAGCATAGTTGGTAACTTTTTATTACAAGTAGAAGTTATGCCACCTGATTCATTGAGTCATGAGCATGTTCATCTTATACAAAGAATTAAACAAGAACGCAGGAGAAACAATTAAATACTATTATGAATGTTGAAGGAATTATAGAAAAGGCTTACGAAATATCTAATCAATTTAGTCATGAGTATATGACTCTTGAACATGTTGCATTAGCACTTATTAACGATAGAGAAATCAAAAAAGTGCTAGGTGAATGCAATGTTGATATTAAGCAACTAGAAGCAGATATTGTTACATATTTAAATGACGACGAATTTAATAATTTAAAGTCAGAAGGAGGCAACACAGGCAAACCTAAAAAAACAGTAGCAGTTGAAAGAGTATTTCAAAGAGCATTTGCACAAAGTATTTTTAATGGCAGAGACAAAATATCTGCTATAGATTTACTAGTAAGTATCACCAATGAAGATAACTCGCATAGTGCATACTTTCTAGCAGTAAACGGATGCCATAGAGAAAACTTATTAGATGTATTAGGCGACGTACACGAAGGCGAATTAGTAGAAGAGTCAGCAGATTACATTAAAAACTTAAACGAAGAAGCAATGAATGGTAGCATAGATCCACTTATTGGTAGAAGCGAAGAAGTAAATGATGTTGTCGAAATACTTGCAAGGCGTAAAAAGAATAACGTATGTTTAGTTGGCGAGCCTGGTGTAGGTAAAACTGCTATTGCAGAAGGCATGGCATGGAAGATTATTAACAAGCAAGTTCCTAAAACATTAGAAGATAAAATTGTGTATCAAATAGACGTTGGTACAATGTTAGCAGGTACAAAATTTAGAGGAGACTTTGAAGAGCGTCTTAAAACGGTATTAGATCAAATTGAAAAAGATGACAAGGCTATTTTGTTTATTGATGAAATACATATGATCATGGGAGCCGGTAGTGCTGGTAGTAGTCAAGTAGATGCGGCAAACATGTTAAAGCCATTGTTAGGTAAAGGTAAACTATTGTGTATTGGTGCAACTACACCAGATGAATTTGCAAGTACATTTGAAAAAGACAGAGCATTGATGCGTAGATTTGCTAGACTTGATATAGAAGAAACCACACTTAAAGATACAATTAAGATATGCGAAGGCCTACAACCATACTACGAAGAGTTTCACAAAGTCAAGTATGAAAAAGGTGCTATAGAAAAAGCATGTGAACTGGCAGATAGATATATTAAAAACAAATACTTTCCTGACAAGGCATTAGACATTGTGGATGCCGCAGGTGCAGTTTCTAAAGTATTAGGAAAAAAAGTTGTAAATCTTGATTCAGTAGTAACACAGGTATCAAAGATTGCTAAGATTAAAAAAGATGTAGTTGACGTTAAAGACACAAAAGGCTTTAGTAAATTAGATAGAAAGATTAAAAAGAAAGTGTTTGGTCAAGACGAAGCAGTAGATAAACTTGTAGAAAGTATTCTTGTTAGTAAAGCAGGACTTAGAGAGCCTAATAAACCAATTGGAACATTCTTATTTGTTGGACCAACTGGTGTAGGTAAAACAGAAACAGCAAGAGCATTAGCAGATGAGTTAGATATTAAACTTGTAAAATTTGACATGTCTGAGTATATGGAAAGACATAGTGTCAGCAAACTTATTGGTGCTCCTCCAGGTTACGTTGGACACGCAGAAGGAGAACTAGGACAAGGCATGTTGCTATCTGAAATAGATAAGAATCCTAATTGTGTATTGCTACTAGACGAAGTAGAGAAAGCCGCACCAGAAGTATTACAAGTATTGTTACAAGTAATGGATGATGGCAGGCTTACAGGTGCTACAGGTAAAACTGTAGACTTTAGTAATGTTACACTTATAATGACAAGTAACTTAGGTGCCGCAAAGTCAGAAACAAGTAAAATTGGTTTTGGCGAAACAACACACACTGATACAGATATCAAAGCAGTTAAAAGTTTCTTCACACCAGAGTTTAGAAATAGAATAGACTCTTATGTTAAGTTTAATAAACTTGGCATGAAAGAAGTTAATCTTATCATTGACAAAATTGTTAAAGAAACAAATGAATTACTACTAAGTAATGACAGCAAAATTAGTATAGAACTAACCAAAGCGGCTAAGAAGTATATTGCAGACAATGGATTTGAACCTAGCATGGGAGCAAGGCCGTTGAAAAGACTGTTTGAAGATGTAGTTAAAAAACCTATCAGTAAAAAAATACTGTTTGATAAAATAGAAGAAGGCGTTGTACTTGTAGATTATATTGAGCAGTTTGAATTTACAGTTAAATGAATTTAGGAAAACGTATTGCAGGCATAGATATACAGCCGTCTTTTAAACTTTGGTGGAACAAATACCATATCAAAATATCAGTTAAAGGCAATTGGTTAATACACGATGCTATGGTATTAAACGATATCTATAATTTTCAAAATATGTACTGCTGGGACACAATGAAGTTTGCATGGCATAAGGACTTTACTATATATTTCTCAGACAGCAAAGTTGCTAAAAAATTTATAAAACAATTTAAAGATAGTGTTATTAGTGCAGAAGGTGTACGTTCGCAAGAAGAATACAATGTAATTGCATCAAACAATAAGATATTAAGACGACAACTATTTTTTAATAAATATAGATATGTAACATATAAGTACTGGCCAAACGATGTTTGGGTAAAAAAGGTTAATAAACTTAATATGGATGCAAAAGTTTCTCATACTGGAGAAGGTTGGAAAAGTACAGTATACTTAGGCAGTAAAAAAGATGTTGCCAAGATGCAATTAGCAACAGGCCGTAGTGAAGAAATATTTAAAGTAGTCACACTGGAGGAAATATAAATGCCTGATAAAGAAACAGAAAAGCATTTAAAAGATATCACAAAAATTAACAAAGAAGATCTACGTTTAACTGATAAGGATGAAGCAAAGTTAAAAGAAAAGATCGAAGAATTAAGAAAAAAAGATCCTTTCGTATACAGATGAAAAATATTTATGTAAATGGATGTAGTTTCTCTGCTGGTCACAAAGCATTAGAAAACCGCAATGGAAAACCATGGCCCAGTTTATTTGATAATAATATAAATGTTATTAATGATTCTCTAAATGGTGGTAGTTCTTTTAGAGCATTGCGTATGTGCATAGAAGCAGTCTCTCAAGAAGGCAATAATATAGATACGGTTATTTGTCAACTGTCTGAAATACATAGAGGCGAAATGGTTTTAAAGAAAGATCAATTTGAATCGTATGATAATGACATATATGTAAACTATAACCCTCGTAAGTTTGTTTTAGATTATACTTCTAATCAACAAGATATTATAGAAGGAGAAGGGTTCAAACTGCAAAAAGATTTTACATACCTAAATGACGAAAGTCAAACAATTGAGGACAAGTATTATCATAAACTAAGAATTTACAACGACCAAATGCTTTCAAGTTCTGCAGACAGAGACATGCATATATTAGGACTATGTAATAACTTAAAAAGTTTATGTAAAGCAAAAGGTATAAAGTTACTGTTAATGGCAATGAGTGAAAAATGTATTCCACAGTATGAACACATTACTCCATATTTTGCAAAACCCTTGTGTAATATTATAGGCGATCCAGAATTAACTGCTAGTGGTCATCTAGTAGAGGGTAATGGTGATGACCATCCTAATGAAGCAGGTCATGAAGAAATTTATAAATACATACTAAGTGAATTAGAACAAATCACAACAGAGGAATTATAATGGGATTATTTGGAAGAGACACAAAGTTAGATAGAGATGCTGTATTTGAGCAACTCAAAATAGATGAAGGAGTAGTCAATGAAGTCTACCTCGACCACTTGGGATACCCGACTTTCGGAGTGGGCCATTTGGTCCTCGACACCGATCCAGAGCATGGAGCGGAGGTTGGCACACCAGTATCAGAAGAACGTGTTAAAGAATGTTTTGAAAGAGACCTCGACACAGCAATATCTGAGTGTGAGTTGCTATACGAAGAAGGGGTATTTGGAGACTTACCAGACGAAGTCCAGCAAATCTTGGTTAATATGATGTTCAATATGGGCAGAACAAGACTTAGTAAGTTTAAAAAAATGCATGCCGCAATCGTAGAAGGCGATTGGAAAACTGCCGCAGTAGAAGGTAGAGATAGTAGATGGCATAAACAAGTTACTAACCGTGCTGAACGTTTAATGGAAAGATTAGAACAAGTTTAGCAACATTCTCATAACAGCCTTATTGAGATAAATACAATTGAGGCTACTTATGAGAAGAACATTAGAAATGCTAGGAAACTCCAGTGATAATATGGATTTAACTGGCAACAATATCAAAGCAGACAGTTATTTCGGTTACACGGACGGTATTCATTCCGTTAGTGTAAAATTAAATGCTTTTGTAGGTAAGATTAAACTACAAGGTACACTATCATTAACACCAGGATCAGCCGATTGGGGTGATATTAAGTTAATTGAAAAGACATCTGCAACCACAGGCACAGAAATTCACACATTCAAAGGTAACTATGTATACCTAAGAGCCGTTCTTGATAGAGCAGGAGTCGGCGATGGCAGTACATATGACTTATCATACGGTAGTATCTCACAAATTTTATTAAGCAATTAAATCAACTTTGTTGATAAATACATTATAATTGCAAATTAGAATAGGAATACTATGCCAAATGTAACAGGAGATAATTTAACTTTTAATATAGACGGGATCACCGATAATCAGATCCTAGTTTACGATTCTACGCAAGGAATTTTTGTAGCACAAGATAGTGTTTCTGCAGATGCAAACGCCGCCGTTACAGGTGGTAGCAATGTAGGTGCTTCTGGAATAGGCTTATTCTCAGCAAAAGACGGTTCACAATTAAACTTTAAAAAGATACAAGGCTCAGGTGCAACTACTGTAACTGAATCTGCAAACGTTATTACTGTTTCCTCAACAGCATATACACTACCAACACCATTAAGCATTCACAATGTGAATGGCAATACAAATATCTTCTCAGGTAGAAACTTTGGTGATAATGCTAATATCACAGCATACGCAGGTGTATTAAATAACGCAAACTATCCTACACACAGTCAAAGTGCAGGATTTGATTCTAAAACAAGATTTGTTATTAGTTCAAACGATGCCGCAGATGTAGAACTTAGTTCACAACATAGTTTATTATTACAAACAAAAAGCAGTGATGGACATATAGAAGTTAGAAGTGCAAACAGTACTGTATTTTATGTAGGTAGTGCAAGTAGCACAACACCTGCATTAAAGATAAACCAAAACAGAAGTTTAACAGTTGCAAATGTATTTACATTACCGACTTCAGATGGTACAAACGGGCAAGTACTTGTAACCAATGGTTCAGGTGCAGTTAGTTGGACTACTCTAAATACAGGTGGTATAAGTGCAAGTCAACTTAGTGCCAACTTAGCAAATTATATTCCTAAGAGTGCCACAAGTGCACCAGATACCACAATGTCATATGACATTGGAAACAGCAATTACAAATATTTAAATATATTTGCAAACAGATTTAGAGGAACAGCAGATGCGGCCATTAGATTAGAAGATGGCTCAACTATTATTACAGCGGCAACATTAGCCAACGCAGTTATTAAAACAAATAATTTAAGTGACTTACCAAATGCCGCAACAGCAAGAACAAATTTAGGTGTTTACAGCAAAGCAGAAGTTGATGCCAATATTGCATCAGCACAATTACAAAATGCTATAAGCACAGTTACTAGTGTTGGTTCAGCAAACACAATCAGTGCCGCAAGTGCCACCCACGCAATTAGATTTGAAGGTGGAACAGGTATTGGTATAAATCAATATACTGCTAACAATACTATACAGATTTCAAAAACAGATGCTATCACAGGTGTATTTAAAAACGTTAGTGCAGATGGCACTCTTCTTATTGCAGACAATAATAACGATACACTTAATTTAGTTAGCGGTAGTAATGTAAGTTTTACTGCTAACCCAGGTACAGATACAATTACAATAGATGCTACACTAAACGACAGTAGCATTGACAAGTATACTAAAGCAGAAGTTAATACAGCAATTAGTTCTAATGTATCTGCATTAAGATATTATAAGAGTTTTACAGGCGATTCAGGTTCTACAGATGCTAGTGCCAAAGACGATACATTTAATATTGTTGGTGGCACAGGAATAACAACAGTAGTCACTGGCGATACAGTAACAATTAATAATACTCAATTAAATGACGGTATATTTAAAAATATCAGTGTTGCTGGTCAAGATTTAATTATTGCAGAAAACAATCAAGATACATTAAACATTGCGGCAGGTAGTGGCATTTCAATTACTGCTGATGCAAGTACTGATACTATTACAATTAATAACACAGGTTCAGGTGGCGGTGGCGGTAGTGTCAGCGAAGCATTTAAAACTGTTAGTGTACAAGGTGGTAATAGTGTAGTAGCAAATGTAGCCGCAGACCAATTAACATTTATAGCAGGTGCTAATGCAACAATATCAGCAGATAGCAATGCACAAACAATTACAATCGATGCTACTGGGGGCGGTGGCGCAGGCGTTAAAGGCGATACTGGAGCAACTGGTCCAGCAGGTAGTGACGGAGCAAAAGGACAAAAAGGTGAAGTAGGAGTTGCTGGCGCAACAGGAGCCACTGGACCACAAGGTACTATAGGTAATACTGGTCCAGCAGGAGCAGATGGAGCCGCAGGTCAAAAGGGTGACCAAGGAGCACAAGGTGTTGCTGGTAATACTGGAGATAAAGGTGCTCAAGGCAATACAGGTGCTACAGGCCCAACTGGTGCAACTGGACCAGCAGGTAGCGATGGAGCAAAAGGCGAAATTGGACCACAAGGAAATGTAGGTAGCGATGGAGCAAAAGGCGAAGTTGGTGTAACTGGACCACAAGGCGCAACTGGACCAACAGGACCACAAGGACCAACAGGACCTCAAGGTGATAAAGGACAACAAGGAGCCACTGGTGCTGATAGTAGTGTAGCAGGTCCAACTGGACCAGCAGGACCACAAGGAGACAAAGGAGATACTGGTGCTGATAGTACAGTAGCAGGACCACAAGGTCCAGCAGGAGCAAAAGGCGAAGTTGGTGTAACTGGACCAGCAGGACCACAAGGAGACAAAGGAGATACTGGTGCTGATAGTACAGTAGCAGGACCAACAGGACCACAAGGAGCCACTGGAGACAAAGGTGCCACAGGACCACAAGGCCCACAGGGTGATGCTGGTAATGATGGTGCAAAAGGACAAAAAGGAGAATTAGGACCTCAAGGTGCTACTGGACCACAAGGTGGACAGGGTACTAAGGGTGAGGTAGGACCACAAGGAACAGTTGGAGCAACTGGACCAACAGGACCTCAAGGAAATGTAGGTGGTACTGGTCCAACAGGAAGTAAGGGCGACAAAGGTGAATTAGGTGGCCCAACAGGACCCACAGGTGATAAAGGACAAAAAGGTGATACTGGACCACAGGGTTCAGCAGGTGCAGATGGTTCTACAGGATCAGATGGTGCACAAGGACCAGCAGGTGATAAAGGACAAAAAGGTGAAGCAAGTACAGTAGCAGGTCCAACAGGACCAGCAGGTGCAACTGGACCAACAGGACCAGCAGGTAGTGGTAGTGCTATTACTGTACAAGACGAAGGTTCATCATTAGCAACAGCGGCTTCAACTCTTAATTTTGTAGGTTCGGGTGTTGTTGCATCTGGATCAGGCGCAACTAAAACAATTACAATTAGCGGTGGCGGTGGCGGCGCAGTAACACGTGGTAACACATACGAAAGATTAAAATTAAATTATAACACATCAGGCGAATTAACAAGTATATCAAATGTCACAGCAGGCATTAATGCTACAACAATTACAAGTGCCGCAGGTGCTGAATTAGAAGTTCAATTCACAGGATTTGATTATCCGCCAGTAGCAATTATGGCTCATGGTTATCAGTATGCTTCAAACAAGTATAGCATGAACGCAGTAAGCGGAGACTGGACTACTAGAACTGTAGACGGTGGTGGAAGTAGCGGATCACCAACAGCATTTGGTAGTTTCTCTACAGATGCTAATGTTGACTTAAAAGTATCAGAAGCCATTACAGGAGCAAGTAGATCGTTTGGAACAAGCACCCATGCTTGGATAACGTTTGTGATGGCGGAGTAATACTATGTCTTATAAGACTAGTCAAATAGAACTCAATGTACCCAACAAAGTTTTAGGTGTTAATGTAACAAGTATTACTGGTAAGACACTATGGGCACACGCAAATGGCTCAGCAGACAGATGGTACTCAGGTGGTTCATCACCAAAAAATTATCAATGGACTATTACATTTACTGTTACATCACAAGCACATGGTTCTCACTTAACAAGAAAAGACAGAGAGTTTAACGGACTTGATGTTACTGTCGGCGACTGGATAGCAGGAGCAACATCTGGACAATGTCTTAAAATTATTTCAGTAACTTCTAAAAGTTCTACAAGTGTTACATGCGAAGTAGAAGATGTTGCACGTTATAACACATTTAAAAGTAATACAGGTAACGGTATATTTAATACTGGTAGTTGTGTTATATTCACATTAAACGAAAGTGGACATCCAATGTTAGATCCACTACCAAGTGGCATAGTTAGTTCAGACTTCTATGCTAACGTTAATAGCAGATTTCAATACTTAAACCCACAATTAAATTACTTACTAGAAAAGACAGCACATGGTTTTTCTATAGGTGATGTTATTGCTGTTAGTGATACCGGTTCATTTGTTAAGGCTAATGCCGCTCTTGTTAGTAAGAGTTTTGGTGTTGTAGTTGAAAGCGGACCGGGTCCAGATGCGTTTATGGTATCACCTAACAATAGAATTATAGACTTTGTACCAGCAATACCTGGTTCAGCAGGAGACTTTATTTACGCAGATACGGATGGAGATTTAACTACATCCGATACAGGTAAAATAATGTTCTTAAAGATTGCTAATGCTGTAGAAACAAGCACAATTGGTACAGCAATCAATCCAACAGTACCAGACGGTACAGTAGTTAAATTTAATGGTGTCAGTCATACATTTAATGGTGCAGGATTTAGTAGTACATTAGCAGAAACTGTTAGCCAAATTAATGGACTAAGTGGAACAAGTATAGTAGCAAGTGAATCACCAGCACCAACAACTGTGACTTCGAGTGCTAGTGGAACAGCATACGGACTAGTTGGCGGTTATACAACCTTTAGTGCTATTTTTAATGGCGGTAGTGGTAATACAACAGTAAACTTTACTACTAATGCCGCAGGGCAGGCCGCTTACGGTATAGCAGTTGCTATTCCAGAAGACATGGCAACAGATATAAATGCCGCAAGTATTCCTAATTTGACTGCTACATTTACTAGTAGTGAATTAACACTGAGTGAAGCAAACGGTAATGCTATAAACATTTTTGCTAATACCAATGACAGCAATGGAATCCTTATGTGGGTTCAAGTAATGTGTCAGGACTGCCTTCATTTACATCAGCAAGTACAGGTAGCAAATTAAAACTTACTAGGACAGATGGTGGCCCAATTGATATATTTGATAGCACAGGTAATTTTGAAAACAATGCAGGTATATTCAGTGTACACAATGGTATGTTTCCATTAGCAATGAATGTTGAACAAGGTATTAGAAGTGCTAGTGTTACAGTTGTTTCAGATATAAGTTCAAGAAATTCATTATCACCTACAACAGGTGACCAAGCATACGTTATTGATAACGGTGTAGGTGAATGGGCATTGTATTTATGGGATGGTAGTGCCTGGACTAAGGTAAGTGATCAGGATAGTGCTAATACCGACGCACAGACGCTCACATACAATGTAACAGCACCTATAGGAGGATTTGGTAACAGTACAAATTATGACTTAGGTAATGTATCACCCGGTGGTAAAATACAAAGTGTTAGTGTAGAAGTACACACAGCATTTACAGGTGGTTCACAAGAAACCACAATGGAAGTTGGTACCACAGTAGATACAGATTTCCTACATGGACAGGACGACAATGATCCTGGCTCAGCAGGTGGATACATAACAAATCCAGAATATGTATGGCCTTCTTCTAATACAGATGAATTAGAAGTAAACTTCAGAATCAATCATTACGGTGCAACAGCCGGTAATGCTACTGTAAAAGTCACATACGTTTAAAAAAAAGCACATAAATTAATAGAGTATTTACAGCCATAAATATTGGCTGTAAGATAAATACTATTACAAAACACATCAGTACACATTATTCCGGAACAATGTAAAAATTGAAAGGGGGATATGAATACCCTCAAAAAACTCTCAGGGAGAATACAAAATGGCAGATGTAAAGAATTTTGGTCTAAAAGGTATTTCCAATGACGTTCAACTTGGTAAAGGTGGCGGAAGATTTAAGTGGGTGAGTGCGAGTGATCGTTACGAATTTACTGGATCAGACGGGTCAACACTGAAGGCTATTAGAGCCGCCAACGTAGACGTACAAGGAAGTTTGCTTTCGAATGACATCACATCAACAAGTATTTCCATTAACGGCGATGCCACCATCACTGGTGACTTAACTGTTAACGGTTCTACAACCACTGTTTCTTCAACGAACACAACTATTGCTGACTCATTGCTAGAACTAGCAACGGGTACAACTGGTACACCATCAAACGATGTCGGTTTAATTATCGAACGTGGTGACAGCAATAACGTATTCATTGGATGGGACGAATCAGAAGATAAAGTTGTAGCAGGAACAGGAACCTTCACAGGTTCTAGTACTGGTGCATTAACTATCACAGCGGCAGACTTTCAAGCGGCGGCGATTGATGGTACAGACATTACTGGCTCAGGCACAGTACAGTTTGGATCTTTATCAGATGGTACAGTAACAATAACAGATATTGCTGATGAAGACAATATGGCTTCAGATAGTGCTACTAAACTAGCAACACAACAAAGTATTAAGGCTTTTGTTGATGGTGAAGTATCAACACTAAATACAGCAATTACAACAGCAAATAGTAACATGTTAACCTACGTTAATACTGCAAATACTAATATGAAAGCATACGTCGATGGCTTAGACAGAGACGATGACTTAGGTATAGCAGGTGACAGTGGAACTGGAACAGTAGATTTAGACACTCAGTCTATTACTATTTCAGGTGACACAGGTATTACTACTACAGCATCAGGACAAACAATTAGTGTTGATCTTGATGACACAGCAGTAACTCCAGGTTCATATGGTGACGCTTCTACAGTACCAACTTTTACAGTTGATCAACAAGGTAGAATTACAGCGGCAGGTACAGCAAGTATCACAACATCATTAACTATTCAGTCAGATGATGCGGCAGATAACGTTGTAGCATTAGCAAGTGACAAACTTAAACTATTAGGTGGATTAAACATTACTTCAAGTAACTCAGCAGATGACGTTACTTTTGCGATGGATACTACACTTACTGGTATGACAGCAGGTACATTTAGTGGTCAAGTACAAGCAGGTACATTAACAGACGGAACTGCTTCTATCAGTTCAGGTAGTGCTACTGGATTAGTAAATGTCACAGCATCAGGAATTGTATCATTTGGTACATTAACTGACAGTGGTGAAAGCATTGCAATCACTAAGTTTGTTGACGAAGCAGATGGAATTGGCAGTAACGATAACGATACTACTATTCCAACTTCAGCGGCAGTTGTTGACTATGTAGAAAATAACGGTGGTGATGGCCTTACATTAAGAGCAAGTTTCACAGCAAACAGCAGTGATTCAACTTTTGATATAGGTACAGTACCTAACGTTGCAGGAAGAACTTATTACGCAAGTAGAGTTATTCTAAATGTTACTACATTATTAGCAGGTGGCTCAGTAGACGGTATGTTAGTTAAAGATAATGCAGGTGCTGGTAATACACTAGCGGCGGCAACTACTAACGATATCGCTGTTGGAACTTATGTTGTTGACTTACCTTTTGCAAGTTCACTAACCAAGAATGCGGCAGTTGAAGTTGCGTTTGTACAAGCAGACGGATCTACAGCGGCTACACCAACTGGTGGTGTTGTAACAGGTGTTGTTGAATACAAATATGTATAATATCATTTGAATAGTTTAGGCTAATCAAAAACAACTTAGAAAAGCGACTTCGGTCGCTTTTCTTTTGACTTGACACAGAGGATAAAAGAATGTATAATACATGTATGAAAAATAAAATTATATTAACAGATTGCGATGGCGTAGTATTGGACTGGGAGTTTGCATTCCATAATTGGATGGAACACAGAGGACACTTTCCAGTAGAAAATCACAGGTTACATTACAGCATTAGAGAAAAGTTTGATCTAAGAAACGACTCTACTGGTGATCAAGTAATTAAAAACTTTAATGAAAGTGCGGCAATAGGATTTCTTCCTCCACTTCGTGATGCTCAATACTTTGTTAAGAAGTTACACGAGCAACATCAATATCAATTTGTAGCAATTACAAGTTTGAGTTTAGACCCTTACGCACAAGAACTTAGAACTAAGAACTTAAATAAACTGTTTGGTGATGACTGTTTTAAAGAAGTTATTTGTTTAGACACAGGCGCAGACAAAGACCAAATACTGTTAGAATTTGGTAAAAAGTATCCAGGAGCATACTGGATAGAAGACAAACCACAGAACGTAGATTGGGGTATTGATGCCGGTCTAAAAGGTATCTTAGTTGAGCATGGACACAATATGCACTATGATGGTACTGCAAATGTATGCAAAACTTGGGAAGAAATATACAATTTAATTGTAGATAAAGGTTGACCTCGACCCTATAATTTGCTATAATATATACATAATTTAGCAAACACAGACGGTAGGAGGTCTTTATGCAAAACTTAAACACAACTAACCAAAACAAGGACAAAATTGTATCTGTACCAGGATATCATATTGGTTCTTTTACTTGCTATAATGCCAACGAAGATGACGGCAAGTCAGTAAATATCCAACTAACTAGTTTAGAAGAAATGTGGTATGGTCATGAAGAGAACATTGATCATCCAGAAGGTTCAGAATACCCTGTAAGTATAAATGTCCCTCACATGAAAGTGATGAGAGACAGAGTAATTGATAGTGTTCTTAACAGAACTGGTATTGATATTAGAGATTTTGACAGCATTATACATGCTACAACATCTCCTGGTAGAGATAAGCAAGGTAACATTATCGAACATGGCAATGATAAAAATTTAGTGAGGAATGTGTAATGGAACTTTTAGCAATTAAACAAGAAATCAAAAACGGTAACTTTAGTTTGTCAGAACTTAACGAACTAAGTGCATTTACTAATTCTGTTAAAACACTTAATGCTAAAGCAAGTCTAAGTGTTGGTGACAATGTATTTGTTGTTCAAAAAACAAAACGCACACCTGGTATTATTACCAAAGTGAATGTTAAGAAGGCCATTGTAGATATGCGAGGTCGTTCATATAGTGTTCCACTTTCAATGATAGAGGCCGCTTAATGAATATACAAAAAGCAAAAACAGGTAAATGGTTTGAGGATCAGTATAGTCTTACTGATCTTCTTTCATTGTCAGTAGCAGTAAACAGAGTTAATGGTGGTTACATCAAAAAAGATGCTAACATTGAATCTGATGCAGATGATGTTCAAATAAAACTACCTAACCTTTTTATAATCAATAACCATCTAGGTATTGAGAAATTTAAAACAAATAGTATTAAAAGCACTTTATCTAAATATTATAAAGATGTCGAAGTTATTGATTCTGATAGTGACAATGTTGCTCACATGATTAAATACTTCAAAGGTCTAAGTCTTAAAGCAATTAAAAGAGATATCAGTGACTTTGAAAGAACCATACTTGGTCTTATTAACAAAGAGTTTGTGCAATATAAAGATATTGGTATTATTGCTAGTTTGCCTAGTGTTTATGAAAATGGGCAGAAACAACGTGCATTTAATAAAATGGAAAAAGAACTTGCACAACACAGTCGGTATGTTGGAACGTTACATGATCGTGAAACATTTAATCTTGAAATACTTCACAAGAAATTTATATGGAGAAGTAACAGTTACTTGTATGTTGCCAAAGAAGGTGATCACAATATTGTAAAATTCTTTTCATCTACTAACGGTCCTGAGGTAGGCGATAGTGTATCACTTACAGGGTATGTTAAAGATCATACACAAGGCAAGATGTCACGTGGTAAAGAAACTTACTTGAATAGAGTTAAGTTTTCCTAAGAGTAGCAATTAAATAAACCATAACCCTTTGCATAGTATCTGGCTCTACTGTTAGGTCCGGACAACTATGCCAACCTTTACTGCTTCTTGGTAGTATATATGCCCTATTAGGTATGTAAGGCATTTGGTGCCCCATTCGTACTAATGTACTGTCTTCTCCAAAAGTTGGATCTAGACCTTCATCGATTGCCCGATCATACGCACAATCAACCTCCCAAAACATTGTACCAGTATGTGCAAATTCATCGTTGTCTGCTAATGAATGCTGAACTGTATAATAATAGGAAGGGTGGTCTACATGCACATCATGAACAGAATTTTTGTTTGTGTCCATCCACATAAAAGGTTGATTAATGTTTACATTACTTGACATATTCATAACATTACCTATTGCATCTAAAACCTCTTGGTTATTATATACATATTCTGTGGCTATTTGTAATGCTTCTTGCGATTCATCTGGACTAATATGATAGCCGTGTCTGCCTGGTAATTCTTCGTTTTGCCAATTATTCCATGGTATGCAATTTTGTACCTGTGCGTACAAATCTGGATGCATAAAGTTATCAACATCCATTACATGTAGTTTGTCTGTTTCTATTGGTGCTGTATCAAGTATCCTATCTACAGTCCATTTAGTATATTCTGTACTCATACATATATTTATAAAAAAGATAAATATAGTTAAGTCCTAATAGGATTTGACTACATGTTTACATGTAGACTAGCAGAATGCTAGACAAGTACATATTGGAGAGCAGTAACGAATGGCAATCATAATGAATGCCAAAGGTACCTCGCAAAGCAGTTTTAGAATAGGCAAACGCGGTTCTAGACTGTACGGGACATCTGACGCACCCAGTGACGTCAATAATATCTCGACAGGTGATCTTTGGTTCGATTCAAGCAATACACTAATAAAAATTGCAACGGTAAGTGAAGGTTCTGTAGCATGGAGCAAACTAACTGTAGGCGATGCTGATACACTAGATGGTATCAATAGTACAAGTTTTGCCAGAGTCGATACAGATAATACGTTTACAAATGATGTTACCATAACAGGTAATTTAATTGTAAACGGTACTCAATCTATAATCAATACAGAAACTCTCAATATTGCTGACAATGAAATAGTTTTAAACAGCGACCTTCCTTCCAACCAACCCGCAACTGCTAACGCAGGAATATTAGTAAACAGAGGTAACGAAAGTAATGTGTACCTTCGTTGGGACGAAGATGAAGGCGAATGGACAGTTAATGGTCAAACATTTAGTGCTGGTGCTTTTGTTGGTAACCTAAGTGGTAATGTAACAGGAAGTATAGCACCCAATGGAGCACCTAATGTTGTTAGAGCAAACACACTAATTGTAAACGGCTCTTACACTATGCCAACATCAGATGGTACTGCTGGACAGTTTTTACAAACTGATGGCAGTGGTGGCTTAACATTCTCAAATGAATTTACAGATTTAAGCATCACAGGAACAGCAACATACAATACTGTTGAATTCCAAAATTCAAACATAATGAAGTTTAACCAGAGATACACTGGTGCTTCAAATGGTAGTTACTTTAGTAATGGTGAATATCAAAAAGTAGTAACAATTATACCAAGTGGTGCCAGCCAGAACTATCAAGTGGTTGGTCGTATGACGGCTCAAAATGCTGGTGAAACTCACACAGTTTATTTTAATGCCGCATTGAGAAGTAACACGTTACCAGATCTCAACTGGACTATAACCTATGATGAAGAATACAATGGTGCTAGATATATAGATCCTCAACTGTGGACCAAAGAAACAACCACAGCAGGATTTATTTTTGCATTCAAAACATTAGGCACAATTTATGGGTCTGTTACAATTGATATGGAAGTTATTCCAAGAGCCAGTTCACAAAAAGACAATGTAACTGTGAACACAGTTGTAAACAGTGAGCAATCCAGTGTTGATACAGGATATACTGCTAATGACATGGTATTGGTTACAAGAAAACAAGGAACCACATTCAGTGTAAAAGATGTAAGCATAACAGGTAATATTGTTCCCACAGCAAACGAAGTTTACGATTTAGGAACAAGTTCAAACAGATTTAATGATTTATACCTAAGTGGTAGTACTATCAATATAGGCACAACAGCAATTAGTGTGACATCAGATAATGAAATAGATTTCTCAGATAGTGCAAACACCAGTATTAAAAGAAAACTTGTTGTAGATGAAATTGAATTAGGAACAGGCAACGACAAAGTTGTTTTGAGAAAAGGAGCAGGCGGTAAGTTTGAGCAAAAAGCATTAGCCAAAGATACAAAATCAGAAAGTGGAGTAAAAGTTGATTTAGATGATAACAATTCAGACGATTTATCAGAAGGTTCAACAAATTTATACTACACTGATGCTAGAGTTACTTCTGTATTAGCAACACAAGATTCAGATGATATCAAAGAAGGTTCAACTAATCTTTACTACACTGATGCTAGAGCAAATAGTGCCATAGATGCGAAACTTACTGGCAATTTAACATTCGGTGAAGTTGATGCAAGTATTGTATCATCGCCTATATTTGAAACAGTAAGCGATTACGGATTGATTACTAGTTCAACAACAAACACAATCGACTACGGTTTATTAACTGATACCGTTGTAGCATTAGTAAATAGTGATTACGGTGTAGTTGAAACAAGTGGAGGACCAGTTGAGTTTCCACGATATGCAGTACTATCAGTACCTGATGCATCTGCATACATTGGGCATATGATTTATGTAACCAATGACACAGGGGGTCCAGTAATGGCATTTAGTGATGGCACTAACTGGAGAAGAGTAACAGACAGAGCAGTCATAAGTTAGTAGGAGAACATAAATGGCAGACGAAAGTAATACAGCAATACATCATCCGGCTGATACAAATGGAGATGGAAAGGTTTCAAAAGCAGAAGAGCAAATGTACCTAGAGTTCAAAAGAAAAGAACTGGAAGATTTAGATGCAATGAGAGATGCTCAACGTAGCATGGCTTGGTTTGCACTAAGTGGTATGTTGTTATATCCTTTTGCAGTAGTAATAGCAGTATTGGCTGGCTTAAATCAAGCAAGTGAAATACTAGGTGACATGGCCGCTACATACTTTGTAGCAGTAGCAGGTATTGTTGCCGCCTTCTTTGGTGCTCAAGCATTTAGTAAAGGTAAGTAATTACTATGGTAGATAAGGTAAGAAAACATTTTGTAAGAATAGTCGTAGAGGATGAAATATCACGTGATGATATTGTAGACTTCTTTGACATAGTACAAAGTGTTGTTCCAACCAAAGTATTTTCATCATTTGATGGCAGTGGCAACAAAGTAAAAGCAGAAGTTGTCCACTATGAATCAGATGATGTTCAAGTATATGAGGTATTAACACAAGATGACATTAGTGCAGAAGAAGGTACGCAGATTGCGAAAATTCTTGCAGAGGAATTAGATGTACCTGATTGGGACTTTGAGGCCAGTACTGAATATTAGTACTTGACCACATTACTTATTTCTAGTATAATACTTTAGATAATTATTAACATACACACAGGATTTATATGGCGTTCAACAAAACATTCAATCAAGAAGAAGTCGCAAGACTTAAAAAACTAGTTCAGGAAGGAGACCAAGTCCTTTATGAAGTAGAATCACTCCAAGTTGGTTTAAGAGAAACCGTTAAGGCAATAGCAGAAGAAATGGATATTAAACCAGCAGTCCTTATGAAAGCAGTTAAAGTTGCTCATAAGGCATCATTTACCGATGAAACAGATAAGTTTGATGCACTAGAAACTATTCTAGCCGCAGTTGGTAAAGACCACTTATAAAACAGGACCAATAAACTAAAAACAGGTTGACAATATAGTTCTATCTGTTATACTACTAATATGAGTCTGACTATAGAAAAGGTATATTTATTTGACATGCAATGGACAGATGATGCTGATTATGAGCACATCTTTGAAGATAGGTTGCATGACACAATGATTCCTTTCTTTGCATTTGGTGAAGAAGCAACCTTTTCTAAAGAAGTAGACTTTGAAAGCAGTTATAAACCAGTTGCAAAAGTATATGCAAAGTTTATAACAGAGGCAAGCAAATATAAATTTATGTTAAAATATTCGGACAAATTAAATGAGTTACGTTGACGCAGTTTTTGAACAGAACAAAGGCATAGTAAGAGTAGTCGAGCGAACAAAAGAAGGCGAACGTAAGATCATTGATCACCCTATGCGGTACTACTTTTATGTAGATGATCCAAAAGGCAAACAGCATAGTGTATTCGGTGACCCAGTTAGCAAGATTACAGCAAACAACTGGAAAGACTTTAAACGCAATGTAGCACTATATCAAAACAAACAAACATACGAAAGCGACCTAAAGCCTGTTAATAGAGTATTAGCAGATCATTACTTGGGTGTTGATGCACCAGACTTACACAAATGCTTTTTTGATATTGAGGTAGACTTTGACCCTGAAAGAGGTTATAGTTCTCCTGAAGATGCATTTATGCCTATCACTAGTATCAGTGTTTACTTAGACTGGATGGATAAAATAGTATGTTTAGCAGTTCCACCTAAAACACTTAATTGGGAACAAGCACAAAAGATTGCAGATAATGTAGGCGATACAATACTATTTGGTGGCGAGAAAGCAATGTTAGATGCTTTCCTTAGCCTCATTGATGATGCTGATATACTAAGTGGTTGGAACAGTGAAGGTTATGATATTCCTTATACCGTAAACAGAATTATCAAAGTACTAGGTAAAAGCGAAACAAGGCGTCTGTGTTTACTTGATAAGAATATTGTTAAAAGAGAATACATCAATCACGGTAGAGAAACACAAACATATGATCTAGTAGGTCGTGTGCATTTAGACTATATGCAACTGTATAGAAAATACAACTACGAAGAACGCCATAGTTATAGACTAGACTACATTGGCGAAATGGAAGTAGGTGAAAAGAAGGTTGTATATGATGGTTCGCTTGATAGACTTTACAATCATGACTTTGAATTGTTTTTAGAATACAATATTCAAGACACAATGCTACTTAAAAAGTTAGACGACAAGTTACAATTTATTAGTCTTGCTAGTGAGATTGCTCATCAGAATACAGTATTACTTCCAGTAACAATGGGAGCGGTACAAACAATTGACTCTGCTATTATCAATGAAGCACACAGACGCGGTATGGTTATACCAGATAGAAAGCGAAACAAAGATTCTGAGAATCCATGGGGGAATACAGTTGCAGGTGCCTATGTGGCATTTCCTAAGAAAGGTATGCATGAATGGATAGGATCAATGGATATAAACAGTCTGTATCCAAGTGTTATTAGAGCACTGAATATGGCTCCTGAAACTATTGTTGGGCAACTAAGACAAGAGTACACAGACAAAGAAATTACAGAAAAAATGCAAATTGAGAAGAAGTCATTTGCAGATGCCTGGGCAGGTAAGTTCGGTACAAATGAATATGAAATGGTAATGGCTAAAGATATTGATAAGCCACTTATATTAGATTTAGAAGATAAAAGAGAAGTTAGTGTCAAAGGTGCTGATGTATATAACATGCTGTTTAACAGTGATGAGCCTTGGTGCATTAGTGCAAATGGTACTATATACAGAACAGATGTACAAGGTATTATACCAGGACTATTGGAGAGATGGTATGCAGAAAGACAAGAGTTACAGGCTAAAAAGAAAAAAGCAACAACGCCAGAAGACATAGCATTTTGGGATAAGCGACAGTTAGTCAGAAAGATTCTACTTAACAGTACATATGGTGCTATTTGTAATCCAGGTAGTAGGTTCTTTGACCACAGGATAGGTCAAAGTACTACACTTACTGGTCGTGCAATCACTAGACACATGGGAGCAGAGACAAACAAAATGCTCACAGGCGAGTATGATCATACTGGAGATACAATAGTATATGGTGATACTGACTCAGTGTATTTTAGTGCTCATGAGATTAGTAAAAAGCAAGACATTGAATTAGACATGGATAGTGCAATTAAATTATATGATACTATATCAGATACCGTTAGTGATTCTTTCCCTTTATTTGCAAAAAATTCATTTAACATTTCAACTAGCCAAGGTAATATACTTAAAGCCGGCAGAGAAGTAGTTGGTAGAGCCGGCATCTTTATTACAAAGAAAAGATATGCTATTAATGTATTAGATTTAGAAGGGTATCAACCCGAAGGTGGTAAACTTAAAGTAATGGGGTTAGACCTTAAGAGGTCAGATACTCCAGAGTTTGTGCAAGACTTTTTATCAGACATATTAGGGCAAACACTAAATGGCGATGGTGAAACAAAGGTTTTAGCAAATGTTAGAGAGTTTAAGAAAGAGTTTAAAGCAATGGACCCTTGGCGTAAAGGTATGCCAAAACGTGTAAACAACTTAACATACTACACAGAAGCATATAATAAAGCATTTAGTATGAACAAAAGTGCTAGTTTATACAAGTTAGAAAAACTCAAAGACGAAAAGAAAATAATGATCCCCGGGCATGTTAGAGCAAGTATTAATTGGAATAATATGCTAAAAGCAAATAGCGATCAATACAGTATGCAAATAACAGATGGTATGAAAGTTATTGTATGCAGGCTTAAAAGTAATGCTATGGGATATACTAGTATTGCATATCCAACAGATGAAATGCATATACCAGAATGGTTTAAACAACTACCCTTTGATGAAGATTCAATGGAAGAAGCAGTTGTTGATAAGAAAGTAGAAAACTTATTGAATGTACTTAAATGGGATTTGTCAGCAACAGATACCAGCAATACATTCCATAGTTTATTTAATTTTAATGATTAACTTGGTCGTTAGGTATCAAACGGCCAGGATTTATAAACTTTTTAGGTGTAAAGGCCTAAATAATAACTTTAATGTAAGAGGTGACAACATATGATAAAAGATATATTTAAAGACATTCTAAGGCACACCCACGCCTTAGGCTTTATTGAACAGGTTAAAATTAGTGGTACTGCTGAAAGTACAACTATAGAGGCCATGGATGCAGACAAAACTGTTATCCTGCAAGGTAAACTACACAATCCTGTAGCAGACTTTGTAGACCAAACAGTAGGTCTTAGTAGAATGAGTGTACTAGATGGATACTTAAAGTTTCCAGGATTTGTAGATGAAGGTTCTACTGTAAATGTAGAAACACAAAGCAGGAATGGAGACGATATTCCTGTACAGATTAGTTTCACAAGTGCAGAAGGACACACAGGTAGTTATAGATTTATGTTAGCAGATGTTATTAATCAGCAACTAAAATCTGTTACAATGAAAGAGATACCATGGGACGTTACTATTACACCGTCACAGAAGAACTTAAAAGACTTAGGTTACTTCAATGGTGTGTTAGGTGGCTTTGAACCAGTGTTTTCTCCAAGTACAGAAGATGGTGCTTTATATTTTAGCATTGGTGAAGGTGCCGGTGATAAAGGTAAACTTCCTATTAATAATAATGTTGAAGGCGAACTGTCTGGCAACTGGAAATGGGAAATAGACAAAGCATTAAGTATTCTAAGACTAAGCGATAGTGCAAATTGTACTGTTAGTTTTGCTAACGCAGGTGCAATGCAAATTGTGATTGACAGTGGCTTAGGCGAATACAAATATATATTACCTGCTAAGAGTTAAACATGACAGAAGATTTAGGAAAGAAGCACCAGGATTGGGCAGTTTACCTGCCCGCCATTAGTGGGTTCTATGTAACGCAATTACAGAAAATGGATGCTAATCCAAGTGAATGGAGATGCCCTGAAGGCTTTGAAAAAGGCACACAAGGTATGAACTTCCTTGATCCTGAGAACAGTTATTATCATTACCCATGGGGTCTTTACTCAGGTGGACATGCTCACTTAGATCCTGTTAAAAGCGATGAACGTGAGCCAATGATACAAGGTAGAGATCGTAGTAAAACTATGATACTAGGAGACTCAGGTGGTTTCCAACTTGCCACAGGTGTTATTAAAATGGACTGGAGCAATGCTAAAGATCCTAATGATCCTGTAAGAACAGCATTTTGTAATAAGATACTTACATGGTTAGAGCATACAGCAGACTGGAGTATGACATTAGATGTTCCTGCTTTTGCGGCAGTTGGTAAACTAAGCGAAAGGACAGGACTTACAGAATTTCAAGACACACTAGATATCAGTCTACTTAATTTAGACTATTTTATGAGGAACAGAACACCAGGTGCTACTAAGTTTTTAAATGTGTTAAGTGGTAGTAACGAAGAGAATAGCAAAATATGGTATGATGCAGTAAAGCATTTTTCCAATAAAAGTTTTGTGCAAGAAGCATACGGTGATGAGAATAGAACCTTAGAGGGTTACGCATTCGCTGGTATCAATATGAAGCACATGTATAGTGTGCTAAGTAGATTGTTGGATCTTAGAGAAGACGGTTTACTTGAAGGCAAGGATTGGATACACTTCTTAGGTACTGGACGCCTTAATTGGGCATGTCACCTCACTAGTATCCAAAGACAGTTGAGAAAGCACGACAATCCTAATATAACACTTTCATTTGATGCGGCATCGCCTTTTGTTAATACAGCATATGGCCAGACTTACACACATAATGAGTACAGAGCCAAGCGATTTGGATACTTTATGGATAGAGCATTCGATAACAAAGACATGAAAGGATCAAAGATGCCTATGCCTTTTGCACATTCCCCTATAATGAGTAGACTAACTGTTGGTGATATCTGTGTTTTAGGACATGGAGATACAAACAGGAATGGTAAAGAATGCACAACTAGTTGGGACACACTAAGTTATGCTCTTTACATGGGTCATAGTGTTTATAATCATATTACAGCAACGCAAGAAGCAAATAGACTTGCTGATATGGAAAAATATAGAACACCTACACATTGGAAGAACTGGAAGAAGGTAAAAGGTAGTAGTGTAAGCAATGAAACTTCACCTTATGTACCTGGTACTATTTTAATGTTTGATAGTTTTGCAGAAGAAGTGTTAGATCCTAATAACACAAATGCAAGGCAAATGTTAGAAGATAACAAAGAGTTTTTAAAAGAGATTAGTTTCTCAGATGGTAGTGCGGAACAATCTACATTTGGTGCTTTATTTGAAACTGACGAATACGAGTCAGGTGACAGTGAAGCAGATATGCAAGAAGACATAATGAGGGCAGATTTCGATGGCGAATAAAGCATACAGTGGCACATACACATACGAAGGACATGATGTACAATTTCATATACTAGAGAATGGTGCTGAAATGGAAATACTAGAGACTAAAGATGGTAAAACTACACCTACTAAAGTTGTAAACATTGATGAAGGTGCAGATTATCAAGATCAATTAATTAAGTGGGGTTATACGAGTTACTAATGAATAGAGAAGGTCACGAGGATACAAAGTTTTTTATAGGCACTGAAGTAGAGCATACGCCTGCTTATAGTCAAAAGACTTTGTTTGTAGTTGGGTATCAACCAAAAGAGGAAATACTTGCTAGGGCACTTAATAGCGGTTGTCCGCACATTTATCTAGGTGCTAACCAAAGTTTTAATCCACCAACTGAAAAAGATTGGCAGGGGTGGGACAAACTAGTTACAAGTCTTTTAAAAGATGATATTTGGATTACACTAGACTTTGATGTAACTTTAGCAGAACAAGTATTAGAATGTGGTTGGACTGAGTATAGTACATTTATACCAATGATAAGTGTTAAGTTGCCTTACATTAATCAATTCAATTACAATGCGACACTCAAACTAGATGACAAAGACTTTAAAGCAACTAATCCAGGAGTGTGGTGTCATAGTTTACATGAACTACAAGACAGGAAGGCTTTCACAGACTGGACCAAATATACCAAAGACGAGGTGATAGATTGAGGTTGACATTGGCCACAAAATATGATATAATTAACATTATGGAGAATCTATATGAGTGATGGAGTTTATGATATAAACATGCGTAAACTGTTCTACATGGGACTAGAGTCTTATGAAGCAAGGTATACATTACAATTACAAGAATGGAACGAGCGTGTTTTTAAAGAGCATGGCATTGATTATGAAATTATCGAAGGCGAAGAATTAGATAACAGCAAAGCAATCGTTACAGGTAGTGTGTTAGACGCACATGGTAGAAGTTATTACAGTCTAAGTCAAACAATGAACTTAGTACAGAAAATGAAGAACGGTGAAATTACTAGCGATGATGTTATCTTTTATGAAGATATGTTTACACCAGGCTTAGAATGTTTGCCTTACATAATGGATCAATCTCCACCTGAATACAGACCTAAAGTATTCTTAAGATTCTTAGCACAAACAACAGACCCAGATGACTTCCTTATTAGAGAAGGCATGTTTGATTGGATGCGTAGATACGAGCAAATGGTAGATGAATTTGTTACAGGTATATGTGTAGCAAGTGAAGAATTTGTTGCACACTTAAGAACAGCAGGATTTAAAAAGCCTATATATGTAACAGGTTTGCCGTTTGGTAAAAGCGAAGTACAAGAGCGGGTTCCTAATCCTAAGCCATTGAAAGAAAGAACAAAGAGAGTTGGTTTTGCGGCACGTTGGGATGATGAGAAGCAACCACACTTTTATATGGACTTAGCAGAAGCCTATTACAAAATAGATCCTGAAGTTGAGTTTGCTATATTTTGTGGACACCCAGAACTAAAAAGTTCAGATCAAGAGTATGTTGATAGAGCATTAGAATTACAAGCAGGCAATACTGCTAACTTTAAGATCTACACAGGCTTAAAGAAAAACGATTACTATAACTTACTAGCAGACAGTCAAGTATTATTTAATTGTGCCTTGCAAGACTGGGTAAGCAATACAGTAAGCGAAGCAGATACATTAGGTACACTTACATTATATCCAGCATATAGAAGTTTCCCAGAAGTGTTTGCTAACAATGGCAGACACTTGTACGTTCCTTGGAGCATGGAAGACTGTATTAGTAAACTGTCTAATATGTTTGATGATATTAATACAGATAACCTAAGCGAATATAGTTTAGGTAAGATAAGCGATTATCAAAATGGTACAATAGAAAGAACACTTAAAGTAATATCTGGTTTAGGTCTAGAGCAACAAAGAGACAGACAGCATTACAGAAGACAAGTAGCAAAGGCAAAATATGATTGAGATTATCCAGATAGCATTTGGTATAGTATTTCTTTGCTTCATGGCATATGGCTGTTGGATTAGTAGTGTTATGTTAAGTGAAAGAAGTATTCTAAGAAAGTATACTGGCGAATATTATGACTTTGATATAGATGAAAAATTAAAAGAAATGGGTACTACTAGACAAGAAGTATTAAGAAGGGATTCACAATGAGTAACATTAAAAAGGCTGTATTATTTTTTATTTTAGCAATAGGATTATTGCTGATAACGTTACCAGCAAATGCAACAGGCAATGCCAAGTTTGGTTGGACACAGATTAATAGTGATACAACTACATTAAAATTCAGTGTAGATCACGAGTGGGATAATCCTATTATTGACTATGTAGTTGAAACTGACTATGTTTACAAAGAACAAGAAGATGTAGTTAAAATGGATAAGTTTAGCATAATTGGTAAAGCAAATAAAGACATCACATCTAAGTATTATGCATTCAGTGTAACAAGTTATGACAGTGATAAATTAAGAGCATCTGGAGATAGAATAGTAACTGGTGGTGGCCTTGGTATAAAAGTTTTTAGAAATGACAATTGGAAAATAAGTCACGAAACGTCAGTTGCATACTTAACTACTGATGAAGTGGACGAAGCAATACTTAGAAATAGTTTATGGATATTTTATAAACTAAATGACAGTTTAAATATTACCAACAAACTACTTAATGAAACTGGAACAGATACATATTTGCGTAATGAAACAGCAATCAATTACAGTTTAAATGATAAAGTGTCGCTGGGATTTAGTAATACATACACTGAAGACCCGGTTAACAATAATGTATTAAGTGTTACAATAGGTGTTAAGTGGTAATAATATTAATTAAAGAACATAGTCCAATTGGACATGTAGTTTTGAAGGAAGTACCTTTAGAATTAAACAACGAAGGTAATACTTCATAACGAGGAAGAAAGAATGGCGACAGGAAAAGTAAAATGGTTTGATACCAGCAAAGGTTTTGGATTTATCACACCAGACGATGGCAGTAAAGATGTGTTTGCACATCATACAGCAATACAAGGTGAGGGATATAAATCTCTATCAGAGAACCAAGAAGTAACATTTGATGTTGAGCAAGGTGCGAAAGGACCACAGGCAACAAATATAGTATAAGGAGTATTGTATGAGAAGTATTTGGGTAACATTTAGTAAAGAAGGTATACATAAGTATCCTGCGGCATTAGAAGATCCTAATCTAGCAACTGGCGACGAGTATGACGTTAGTTTTCTAGGTTATCCTCATAGACACACATTCCACTTTAAAGTGTGGATTGAGGTGTTTCATGATGACAGAGACATTGAATTCATACAATTTAAGAGATGGTTGGAGAATCAGTATAGAGATGCTATTCTTCAACTTGATTTTAAGTCATGCGAAATGATAGCAGATGACTTAGCAGAAACGATACAGGACAAATATCCTGGTCGTTACATAAAGATTTCAGTAGCCGAAGATAATGAAAACGGTTGCGAAATGGAGTATCCATTAGAAGATGTGGATGGTCCATACTTTGGAGATACAGACGCAATAGACGATGTATTTGATAATTTGTTGAAATGAATAGTGTAATTGGTATTAATGGTTCTATACATCCGCTATACAGCGGTGCTTATATAGAAAGAAATAATCTTGGTATTTTACATTTACCAAAAAATGCTTCTTCGTCAATAAAACGTGCATTAAAACCAATTACTAATAAAACCGAAATAATTTTAAAAGATTTTACTATAGATAAATTTTGTGTAATATTAAGAGATCCAGTAGAACGATTTATAAGTGCTGTAAATATGTATTTGCACCCTAGAACGATTACATCTAATTATGTAGATATTAGAAAAGAGGATAACAAATATAGTATATTTAAAAGCAACGATGCCCACTTTTTTTCGCAAAATACTTTTATTGAGGGTTTAGATAAAAGTAAAATTGATTTCTTTTGGCTAAACAATAATATAATCAATGATTTAAATGATTTTTATGATTTAAATATGGAGCAAAATTACATAAATCGATTTAGTAAAATAATAAAAAGTGTTGACATTGACATTATCAAAGATGTCTATGTAAAAGATTATGAGTTAATTGATTCTGTTAAGTTTGTTAATAAGGTAGACAATGGAAACATCAATTGATAACAAATATACAAATTGTATGCCAGGTGATTGTGTATACAACAAAAAAGAGGACATTGCATTCTTGTTAGTACCTAAATGTGCTACAAGTGTAATTAGAGATTTTGAAAAAACAAACAACGACTGGACTAGAATTACATTATGGGAAGAAGAAAAATGCCCAAGTAGGTTTATTGTGATATTAAGAGATCCAATAGAAAGATTTATCAGTACTGTTAATATGTATTTAGGTTGGAGAGAAGTAGAACCTCAGACAAACTATGTTACTTTTAATTTTAGTGATGAAGGATTTTATTTAGAATCTAACGATGCACATTTTAAGCCACAAAAAAGTTTCTTAATTGATATGTTTGACATTATAAAAAAATATAATGCCAATCCTATCATAGATTATTTTTATTATAACAAAAATATTTATAATCAAATCAATGATGAATATGGTTTCAACATTGACGCAACAAAACGTTTGATGCAATCAATAGATATTGTTAATAACGTTAATGAATCAGTAGTTAGGCAGGCATATAGAGCCGATTACGATTTAATTAAATCTGTACAATTTAAAAACATATAGGAGATAATTATGACAGAGACACATTTAAAAATCAAAGCACTCTTTGAAGAGTATGTAAGTGAAAACGAAAAATTTAAAGAAGGCCAAGGCGTAAAAGCATCGGCAACAAGAGCAAGGAAGGCATTAATGGAAATTACTAAACTAGCGAAAGTTAGAAGAGGTGAGATTCAAGACGCAAAAAATAATGCCTAACATTAAACGTATTCCTTTCACTGAAAAGAGAGGAAACAAGGAAACAGTAATTCAACCTACTAACTCCAAACCAGCAGGATCTTTAACAGATGTTGTTGATGAGGTAGAAGATTGGGGAGGATTACTAGATCCAAAGGAGGAAAATAAAGATGAGTGATAAACCAACAGTTGTTATTACAGGTGGTCTTGGTTTTATTGGTGCACAGGTAAGTAAAACTTTTGCTAACAATGGATATGACGTAATTGTTATAGATTCCAATACGAGTAGGAAGTGGGCATTACCAGAAGGTGCTACTTTATTTCCACATGAATTTCAGGCTACAACTACGGCAGGCATATTAGAAATGATGAAACCACAAGCGGTTATTCATTTAGCGGCAAGCCATGTTGTTCCTGATAGTATAATTGATCCTGGCAAGTATTATAAAAATAATGTGTCAGGTACTCAAACATTACTAGATATGTGTGTTAAAGCAGGAGTTAAGAACTTTATCTTTAGCGGTTCTAGTAGTGTGTATGGTGAAAGAGAAAGCAGAGAACCATTTGCTGAGACTCTTACACCAATGCCAATGAGTCCGTATGCAATGAGTAAGTACATGACAGAACTTATGTTAGAAGATTACAGCAAAGCATACGGGTTAAATTATATCAGTACAAGATATTTTAATGCCGCTGGTGCAGACCCAGAAGGTAAAAATGGTTATACACAAGAACCAGCAACTCATGTAATGCCTATCATTATTGATAAAATTACAAATGACGAGGTATTTAATATTTGTGGCGATGATTACGATACTAAAGACGGTACTTGCATTAGAGATTACTGTCATATACAAGACATAGCAAATGCTAAACTAAAAGCAGTAGAGCATTTAAGCAATGACGGTGAAAGTGGTATTGTAAACTTAGGCTCTGGTACAGGATTTAGTATTCATGATTTAATAATTTCAGCACAAAACGTTGTTGGAAAAAGTTTAAAATATGAAGTAGGTCCTAGAAGAGCAGGAGACCCATCGTACTTATGTGGAGATATTTCTAAAGCCAAAACATTATTAGATTGGGAACCAACATATTCATTAGATGATATGTTTGCACATTCTAAGTTTTGGGTAGACAATAAAAATAAGGTTATTAAGAATAAATGATAGGAAAACGTAAATCTGTAAATGTTATTAATAGAACAGGCACCCCAGTTATGGCAGTTGTGGGTGCGATCGGTAAAGGCGATGAGTTAAATTTAATTAAAAAGAAATTTCCTATAACCGACAAGGAAATAATAGATGTTATACATTTCTTTTGCAATAACGTAGATTTTGACCAAAGTCATTTATCTGTGTTTAAAGCAGTTGAATTTGATACTGATAAAATATCAGTGCAACTTGACGAGATATCTGCAGAATTTTACTTAAGAATGTTAAACAGATATATTTTTAAATATAAGAAACTAACTGACTTTGATGATATGCTGGCAGACGGTCTTAAAATGACATTTGGTGTTGTTTTAAAACTAAGCAATAAGTTACTTGACGAAACATATAATATATCAGGAGATAGCGATGTGTTAAATCCTGTATTAGATGCTGGTTTCTATAAAGAACTTAAATTGTTTTTAGAGTTTACTAAGAGAAACATAGTTGAAGAAGCCGCTAAAATTAACTTAAATGATTTTGATAAAGTAGAATTTATCCTATTAGAAAATGATTTTGAAAGATAGGTTGACTTCAACCAGAAAAAGTGGTATAATAAAAGCATGGAAAAACTATATTATAGTTGGGACGATTTAAACAGAGATTGTAGAATTATTGTGCGAGAAATGGCACACGAAAGTTACAAGCCTGAAGTTATTATTGGTCCCGGTAGAGGAGCATATCCGTTTGGAGTAATGATGAGTCATTACTTCGAAGTGCCATTCGAAGCATTCAGATGGCAAACAAGAGACGGAGCAATCGAAGATTCAGAGACATTAAGACACATTTTATCTAAATACAATGATAAACGTGTTTTAGTCGTAGATGATATTAATGATACAGGAACAACACTACAAGGTATTGACAATGTTATCAGAAACTATGTAGCAGATAATAGCAACATGATGCAACATGCACATCAAGATATTATGTTTTCTACATTGTTTGATAAAGAATCTAGTAGTTTTAATAACGTTGAATTTACTGCTAATAATGTATTACCAGATCAAGAACGTTGGATAGTGTTTCCGTATGAGGAGTGGTGGAGATGAGAACAGCAGAAATAGTAAACATTGATGGTACTGGTTATATAGTACATCTGTTAAAGAACGGTAATGCATTTGGTAAGATTGATGTTAGAGATAAATCAATTCACTATGCACAAGACGTAGCAGAGAATTGGGAAAATGGAATTTTGAGGGACGACAATGAGTACATTAAAAAGCCTGAGCAATCATCTTAAAGTCTTAGAAACAAGACACAGAGAGTTAGATAAAAAAATTGCTGATGATTACGATCATCATATGGATGATACAGCATTAGCAAACGAAAAGATTGAAAAACTTAATCTTAAAAGAGAAATTGAAGAACTGAAGGAACAAATTAAGGAGTTAGAAGATGGCAGTTAGTGATACAATTAAACAAAGGCTACAGGAAGCCGGCGATAGGTTTTGGGCAGGAGATAATATCTCAGCACATATTAAAGAAGGTGAGAAAGAACAACTGATTGACGAACTTGCAGTTAAGTTTGAAGATGTCTTGCAAGGTCTTGTTATTGATACTGAGAACGATCCTAACAGCAACGGTACAGGCAGACGCCTTGCTAAGATGTATATCAACGAACTAATGAGTGGTAGGTATGAAACTATACCAGCCGCTACTGCTTTCCCTAATGACAGCGAAGATAGATACGAAGGCATGTTGGTTGTGCGTAGTGAACTTACAAGTATGTGTTCACATCATCACCAGATTGTTAGAGGTGTAGCATACATTGGTATTATTGCCGCAGACAAACTAATTGGATTAAGCAAGTACACAAGAATCGCACAATGGTGTGCGAGTAGAGGTACACTACAAGAAGAACTTGCTAACGACATTGTTAGAGAAATACAAAAGGCAACTGGTGCCGATCACTTAGGTGTTTATGTACAAGCCACACACGGTTGTGTAGAGAACAGAGGTGTTAAGGCACATAGCAGTCTTACACAAACAACTGTTCTTAAAGGTGCGTTCAAAGATGACGCAGGTACAAAGAAAGAGTTTATGGACAACATCAAATTACAACAACAATATTCTTGCGATAAGTAATGACATTAAAGTATAGCGAAACATTTTATTCAGCACAAGGGGAAGGCCAGTATGTAGGTATCCCTAGTCTGTGGATGAGATTCTTCCTATGCAATTTACAATGTAATGGTTTTGGTCAAAGCGATCCTACTGATCCTAGCACATATGATTTACCATATGAGAAGTTAGATATCACAGACATTACTAATGTATTTGATTTGCCTGTGTTTGAAAAAGGTTGTGACAGCAGTTATACTTGGAGCAAGAAATATAAGCATTTGATTACTGATAAGACTGTAGACGAGGCTGTAGACGAACTTACAGCACTACTACCGCATGGTAAGTTTGTACACCCAGTTACACAACAAAACGCACACATGGTCTTTACAGGCGGCGAGCCAATGCTTAAAAACACACAGCCTGGTATGATGCAAGTTATAGAAGAATTTAAACGCAGAAACAATCAACCTATGAATGTTACTGTGGAAACAAATGGCACAAAGCCTATTACAGACGAGTTTGCTGAATACATACAACGTGAATATCCAGCATGGGCTAATGGTTCTGAATGGTACTGGAGTTTAAGTCCTAAACTGTGGAGTACTGCTGGTGAGAAGAACAAGAAAGCAATCAAGCCAGAAGTAATAGGCAGATATGCTGAAGTAAGTCCACATGGTCAATTGAAGTATGTGGTAAATGGCACAGATGAAAGTTGGAGAGAAGTAGAAGAACACACTAAAGCATTTAGAGATGCCGGTTGCGACTTCCCTGTATGGATTATGGGAGTTGGCGGCACCTTTGAAGGCCTAGTACAAACAGAGGCAAGTATAGCCGACGAAGCCATACAACGTGGCTACAATTATACAAGCAGAGTTCACGTACACATATACGGTAACGCAATAGGAAAATAGAATGGAAGAGTTTTTTCACAAACATATTATTAAATTTACAATTATAGTCACATTACCTTTATGGGTAGCATGGGCATTTGCAGATGACACAGTTATAGGATATACTGAGCACGGTATTCCTGTTACTAAAGATGCTTTAGAAATTAACACATTTAATTACACAAGAGTTAGAGGTTGGGAATACAATGATGAGGAAAATATACTAACTCTAAGATTTGCAAATAACAAAAAAATAGATGTAGGATTTTACAATAGATGCTGGGACATAAAGTATGCTTCGGCCTTGCAATTCAATTCATGGGTAGGAACTACTACTACTTTTATTGGTAAGGGAGATAAAATTACACCTTTAGGCTGGACAAATAGAGGAAAATATCCTTGTACAATTAAAAGCATGTACTTGGCTGTAGAGGAATAATATTTATGTATCAGTGTTTTATTTGCAGTGAGATAGTAAACTTTTTAGATATAAAATATCATACTGCTGATAAAACTAAAATATTCTGTGGTGCTAGTTGTAGCCTAACATACCACCAACAATTAAAGGAGAAAGAAGATGGCGAATAAATTTAAAGATATGATGGACCCTAAGTTATGGTTCAAGAGTGAAAAGGATAGGCGTATTGCTATTGCAAATCGTGACCTTACAGGTGGCGAGTTAGAAAAAGAACTAGCAACAATTGACGATAAACCATATGTAAACGTATTACAAATGGATGTCGATCCAATTAATCCTAAAAAAGGCTTTGTTGAACTTGACTTTAACGAGCAATTTGTTACAATGTTACAAACAAACGGATACACTGGTAAAAGCGATGACGACATTGTAAACAGTTGGTTTAACGATTTATGCAGAACTATACTACAACAAGAAATGGCTGATATGGACTTTGGTATGGAACAAGCCGTACCAGGTGCTGATGTTATAACAGTAAGAGACGAAGACAAAGAAGCGAAGAAATAATGAAATATATCTTAGTTGACACACTTAACATGTTTTTTAGAGCAAAGCATGTAACTGCTCGTACAAGCGACATTGATATGAAAGTTGGTATGGCAATGCACATTATGTTTAATAGTGTTAAGAAAGTGTGGAGAGAGTTTGACGGTGATCATGTTGTATTTTGCTTAGAAGGCAGAAGTTGGCGTAAAGACTTCTATGAGCCTTATAAGAAGAATAGAAAGGTTACTATGGATCAAAGGTCTCCTAATCAACAAGAAGAAGACGAAATATTCTTTGAAGCATACGAACACTTTATTGAATACTTAAAAACTAAAACTAATTGTACTGTATTAAGACAACCAGAATCAGAAGCAGATGACTTAATTGCAATGTGGACACAAGAACACCCAAATGACGAACATATTATTGTTAGCACAGACAGTGACTTTTATCAACTTATAAGCAATAACATTAGTCAGTATAATGGTGTAACAGATCAAATAGTAAAGATAGATGGCATATACGAAGCAAAGACTATGAAACGTGCTATTGATAAAAAGACACAAGAGCCTAAAGCAGTACCAGATCCTAAATGGTTACTGTTTGAAAAGTGTGTAAGAGGCGATACATCAGATAATATATTTAGTGCATTTCCAGGTGCTAGAAAGAAAGGCAGTAAGAACAAAACAGGTATGTTAGAAGCATTTGCTGATATGGATCGCGGTGGGTTTGATTACAATAACTTTATGTTACAACGATGGGTAGATCACAATGAAGAAGAGCACAGAGTAATTGATGACTATGAACGCAATAAGATACTTATTGATCTTACACAACAACCAGATGAGATTAAAACTGCTATCAAAGAAGTATTTGTAGAATCAGCAGATAAAGAAAAAGTAGCAAACGTAGGTATTCATTTTATGAAGTTTTGTAACAAATGGAATATGCCTAAACTTACAGATGCCGCAACAGAATTTGGAGAAATACTTAACGCATGTCAGAAACAATAAGAAAGATATGGGATGCCATTAAGTACGGACCAGAAGAGAAGTTAATTACATTTGAATCACCTGATAAAGGTAAAACAGTATTCCAGTGTACTTCAACTACAAATAAAAGAACAGGACGGATAACAAGACAACGAGAGTTGATTAAAGAAGGAGAATGTGATGAATAAGAAAGCAACAATTAAAAAGGTAGATGATGCTAGTTGGTTAGTAATAGATCAGCACCGCGGAAACGTAGGTGTATTGTATCAAAATATACAAGGTGATTACGAATATCTCGCCAGTGATATCAAAGAAAAATTTAAAAGTGATAAAGCAGTAGAAAAATACTTTGGTGCTAGAGTGTTTCAACAGAAAACTGTTGAAAGTGCAATACAACCAGATAAGATGTTTATTGCTGGATTTGAAATACCGTTTCCATCGCCAGAACTTATATCACCTGATCACCCTGAGTATACTAGAGATATTCCATTATTCAGTAAAACAGCAAACAGTGATGTATTGTATGCCGCAGGTTGGTATGCTATTAACTTTGAGAAAGGTTGGAAACATGGTTACTGTCCTAAAGCAAGTACATTATTTCAATATGGTTATGAAGGACCATTCAATACCAAAGACGAGTTAAGATTCAGACTCAAAGAACTTAATAAGATCAAGAGAAATGAAATTAAATACTCTGATTGAAAATCTCAAATACTATAAGTCTATTGGAAGTACTCAAGTAACATTAGATATCAGTGATTTACTAGAAGCATTAAATGATGTATCTAAAGTAGACGAAATAAAGCCGAAGAAAAGTTTAACATTAGATGCTGACGGTGGCAAATTTTAAAGGTTATACATTGACTGAGCAACACGGAAAGTCTGGATTTGAAATAGGCCAGTACAATGCCAAGTATAAATACAATTACCAAATGCCAAGTTACGGCATTGGGCATGGACACTTGCAATGGTGCGAGAATAACATACTAAATGGTTATGGTTGGTGGTTTAAACGTACTGTACCGTATGTGACTGAACCACACAAAGACGACAGAGCCTATGTTAGTTTTAAAACCAAAGAGGATCATGCTAAATTTGTATGGTATATGCTTAAACAAGATGAAAATTGATATTTACACAAAAACAACATGTCCTTATAGCACAATGGCTAAACAAGTATTAGAACTTAATGGCTATGAATTCAAAGAAACAGTACTAGATGACAATGATAAACGCACACAATTTTATGAAAGTTGTGGAGAAAACGTTAATACTGTACCACAAATATTTGTAGACGGAGAAAGAATAGGCGGTTTCCAGCATCTTCTGACATCAAATTTAATTAGTTAAAGTATGTTTTAACTGTATTTTTGATAAATAAAAGTACAGGAGACATACATGAGTAGACCAAAACCAAAAGTAATTTTAGAGCATCACGA